GCTCCCGTCGCCATCGAAGCGGGTGCGGCGAAATGGGTGACGATCCTGCTGTCGTCGCTGGCCGGCGCGATTCCGACCGTGGCAGCGGCGTTCGGTGTCGCATACAATCCGAACCGCAAGTTGTGATATACTTGTCGTACTGTCTCGCCGAGCAATCGGTGAGTGGGTTGAAATATCTACTATTTTGGATACCACAATTAAACAGCACGGTTGCGTTTCCCTACGCTTGTTGGGATGATTCGTTAAATCGAATCGCGCGACAGTGTTCCCCGCATCACAGCGGGGATGACCCCCTAGATTGTTTGATGCAATCGTGTTCCCCGCATCACAGCGGGGTGGGTTTCAGAGGGCGGAGCCGAGGCGCCGCTCTCAACTAACGGGGCTGGCGGCCTGAGTGGCTGCCGGCCCCGTTTTTTCGTATCCAGACGGTGTGTTGTGCTTGTCTTGGCGGTTATCCGGTCGCGTGAACGGTGTTGATCTGTCCGATGCGTGTTTTCGTTAAACATTCATTAACTCTTCACGTCGTATGCGAGCGGTGCTAGAACCGGATGATTCTCGTGAATGTTGCAATCATTGGGTTTTAGCCGTGTTCTTACGTGTCGGACGACCGTCTTGATTGGATAACACCATCGTATCGTGTTTGACGGCGGAAACCGTGTGGGCGCATGGGCGTGGCCGTGCAAAACATTGGTATTACGCCGTTTTGGGTATCATGTGCATAGCAGGTGGGTGCCATGTGGTGCCCTTCTGCATTCATTAAACATTCATTAAACGTTCGAGGGAGGCTGGACATGCCAAGGAAAAGGGCCACCGGGGCGGCGCGCCCGTACCCGTATCGGCAGAAGCGCCGCATGAAGGACGGGACGGTGAAGATCGTGGAACGGTGGAAGGTCGAACTGTCGTTGGGCGGCGGCAGGACGAAGCAGATCACCGCAAGCACGTTCCGTGAGTGCGAACGCAAACTGAAGGAGGCGCGCGCACGGCTGAACCTGACCGGAAGCGCCGACGCGCCGGATGCGCGGCCTGTGCGGCATTACACGGCGTTGTTCCTCTCGGACGCCCAGCGTCGCGTCGCACCGAAGACGTACGACATATACCAGACGGCGGCGCGGCGCATCGACGATGCGATAGGGGACATGCCGGCGAATCTGGTGAAGGCGAGCACGGTGCGCGAGTTGGAGGATTCGTATGCGTCCACGCCCGGCTCGCAGGGCTTCCTCCACACGGCGCTCAAACAGGTGCTCGACCTCGTGGTCGAGGACGGCCTGTTGCAGGTCAACCCGTCCAGGGCGATAACTCGCGGCAGGCGGCAAACCTCGCTGATCGAGTCGAAACGCAAGGCGTTCTCGGTTCCTGAGCTGAAGATGATGCTCATGCAGGCGTCGGCCCTTCCGTTGGACACGGCGGCCCGCCTGTGGTTCCGTATCTTCACGGGCACGCGGCGTGGTGAGATCGTGGGCGCCACGGTCGATGACCTGCATTTGGACGGGACGACGCCTTGGTATGCGGTGCGGTGGTCGCTTGCCGAGGTGTCGCGTCGGCATGGGTGTGGCAGGCGTGGGCGTGCCGGTTGGCCGTGCGGGCACCGGTATGCGTCCGCGTGCCCCGAAGCTGAATGGATACTGCCTGATGGTATGCGGTTGCGGCATGTGGTGGGCAGGTTCTGGTTGAAGCCGCCGAAGAGCGGCAAGGAGCGTACGGTGCCGTTGGTGCCCATGTTGGCTCAGGTGCTGCGCTCGTATCTCGACTATACGGCTTCGTGGCCGAATCCGTACGGCCTGTTGTTCCGTCATGAGGATGGTTCGCCGATAACCCCCGACGAGGATACGGCGGATTTCAAACGGCTGCTCGTGTCGTGCGGCATGGATCCGGAGGAACGCACCGGCCATGAGACCCGTTACAGTGCGGTCACGTTGCTGCGTCGTGCCGGGGTGGATACGAAGACGGTGCTGGAGATCGTGGGCCATACGACGATGGCCGTGGATGACATCTACAGGACGGTGGACATGGAGGAGAAGGCCGAGGCGATGAACGAACTGGGTGAATCGTTGCAACTTCCCAAGGGACTGCTGCCCGGAGCGGATGGGGAATAGTCGTGTACACAACTGGGGTAGGTGAGTGGCGGCTTTCTTCGCGGCTTGCCGCACTGTATATACTGTTCTAACTGTATATACTGTATATTGTGACTTGCAGAACACCTTGTAAAATGTTTGCAGTACACTATGTGAGTGCATTGCACGACACGCCAAATAGTGTTATGCAGTACAAGGTTGTGTTAGGATGTAGCCATAAAAGAAGTCCCCTGACCGCCATGATTGAACCCAAGCGATCAGGGGAGAGGACAGCAACCGCCATCCATTTCAATGATAACAAACGAGATGGAAGGCAGAAAGCGAATGACCAAGATGGGACGCAACAACGCAGCTTCTGTCGCCGCACTGGGAGCCAAAGGCAAGTTCCTTCGTGAATCCACCAGCAAGAAGACCGGCAGGAAAATCCCCACTCCGAACGCCGCCGAGCAGCTTGTGCTGATGCTCATGGCGAACGAAGCATACGACTGGCCGCTGACCGCGCAGATGAAGAAGCACCATGTACCGGCGCGCGTCTACGAGCGAGGACTGCTGCCGCTCGCCGACGCCCTTGGCTACGGCGCAGACCTCTCCGACGAGGAGAAGAAGACCCTCCCGCCCGGAGAAGCGCTCACCCTCATGCGCAACAGGCGCGAACGAGGCCGGCAGGTCATCTCCCGGCACATATCGGCGCTCAAGAAGAAAGGCTTCGTACTCGAAGTGCGCCCGCCACGATGGTCAAGCAGCAAGAACACCAACGCCGCCTATCTGCTGATGATCGGCGACGAAGAGGAAAACGAGCAGGTGCTCGCATGGTGGAAGCAATGCGAGGCCGAAGGCTGGAACCAGCGATAAGGCGGGGCTGGATAACCGTCGCCAACCGCGCTCATAGCGACACTTATCCGATTATCTGTCGCTATGGGATTCGTTAGCGACATTTAGGCCATTCGGGACATGAAAAGACCCCGCCTGGTTCGCTCTCCCGAAGAGATCGCGCGCGGGGTGGGAGGGGGCAGCCACATGCTCCGTGGGCATGTAGGCTTCACCGACCACTGCCGGTTTATACCCCTTACCCGCCGAGTACGCCTATAGGGGTGCGCAACCCGGGAGGCCACTACTGTATAATCAGAATCGTTGGAAACCATCAACGCCCTAGGCACACTACGATGGGACTGCTATAACAGTTGAGCGCCGCCAACCCAATCAAACGGGTTGAGCGGCGCTCACTGCGTTTTCGCCTGACATAGGGGCAAACCCACATCACGAGACGGTCATACTACTGTTTTTCGACGCGAAGATGCGTCTCTGCGGTGTCGTAGTTGCGGATGACCGTCCATGACCAGGAATACCCGTCCACGTCCATGCCTCCCTGCAACGCCTTGCCGCCATGCGCCTCCGAATAGGATTTCCCACGTTGCTCATCCTTCTCCAACTGCTCATAGGCGGCGTCCGGCATGTGGTTCGTGACGCATTGGACCTCGTTGTAGTCCGATCCGACCGACGTACCGTAGATGTACGTGAGTTTCTTGCCTCGTTCAGACTGGACACCGCAGTCCGTCTCGATCTCCTTGAGCACGTCAGCCTTCGGCTGCGAACCGCACGCCGCACCGGCGAACACGAGCGCACCGGATAAGACAAGAGCGGCCGCCGTTCTCAGGATGTTGCTTCTAGCCATGATAGTCTCCTCTCTCTTTTGGCTAGTGTTGGAATGACATATTTTTGATAATCGGTGATGATGTCAGGGCAGATGCCTAGTTCGTGGGCCATGAGCCACACGTCGCCTTCGTACATGGTTTCGGCTTGACGGTAGGCATCCGGTCGTATGAGCGTTTCGGCCGTCAGACGACGTGCTTCGCATTCCCGCTTGCCACCGTATGGCGGCCGTGAATCATCGTCATACACCCAATGGGCGAGTTCGTGCACGAGCGTGCACTTCTTATCGTCGAGGATCATGTCGCGGTCGATGGTGATCGCCTCTAGATCGGCGTCGTAACATCCCATGAGGCGCCCACCTAGTTGCGCGGACTGCACGACGAGCGACGGCGCCAACGAGTACAGAGCCATGCGCATCCGACCGTACGTCCCCTCCTGAACGGCCCGGTCGAACGCGCGACGCCGGTCACGCACCCCAGTCATCCTCACTTCGCTTATCCCCTTCCATTGCAGCCAACCCGTATTCGGCAGCACGCTGCGCACGCTCAAGCGCGAGCTTCGCACGATCCTCTGCGGACATTTCGGACTGCATCTGTGCGTCGGCTTTCTTGGCCGCCTCGTACATGAGTTCAGCTGGGTCAATGCTGATTGCCTCGCAAATGCGGTATATGTCGTTTGTGTTGAATGGAGATGCCCCGCGCGTTCTTTTGTAGAAGTAGTCCATCGACATCTCAGCCGCTGTGAACACGCTCTTCTGTGACATGCCAGACGCATGGATCGCTTCGACGACGCATTCGACGACCGCTTTGCTAAACGGATCATTTGCCTGTGCTGCTACTCGTCCCATGCCGTGATATTAACTCAAATACGTAGCACGACACGCCGAAAACATTTTATTTTTCAACGCTTCACTCCGTATATGCGTAGTGCAAGTACGCTCTCGACTTGACAAACACTACGTAATTACGTAGTCTGTAAGCATGGACAGACAAACCGACCCCACAAGCAGGGGAATCGCCGATGCGGTGCGCGCCGAAGCGGCAAGAGCGCACATGGACATCAACAATCTGGCCTCGGTCATCGGCCGTTCCCAGTCATATACGTACGAACGCTTAGCAGGGCGAAAAGCGTTCAACACAGAAGACCTCAGCAAGATCGCAACGGCGCTTCACATGCCACTCACCATGCTGTTCGACAGCTACATGCTAGGAGAACGGATACGAGCACACGAAGAACACACCGAAGCCGCCTGAAAAAGAAAAAGGCCGGCGCTGTCACACCGGCCAAATCCACAGAATTGAGGTAATTCAAATGAACTCTACCAATCATAATACAGCTAACGATAACTATCGGCAAGTACCAACAACATTCGTGCGTACCATCACACCGGGCGACGCCAAGCGACTGCTGGAGAACAACACTCGCAACCGCAACATCAACGAAAGGCTTGTCAGTGCTATGGCACGAGATATGGCGAACGGCAGTTGGGTGTTCAATGGTGAGAGCATCAAGATCAGCGACACTGGTCGCCTCCTCGATGGGCAACATCGTCTCAGTGCTTGTGTTCGGGCAGATATCCCGTTTGAGACCGTTGTAATCGAAGGGCTACCGGAATCAGCTATAGATACTGTTGATGCCGGTCGTAAGCGCACAGCTGGTGATGTGCTGAAAATGCATGGCTACAACAACAACAACAATCTGGCTGCGGCAGCTAAGACGATACTTGACTACGAAGATCATGGGCTCAGGCCAGCCATTGCCAACTCGTCAGCCTATTCCAACAGTGAGATTCTTGCGTTCATCGACAAGAATCCTGAAGTTACCGACATCTGCAAAAGGGCAACGCAGTTTAATTCCGTTACAGGCGGGTTGATGACACCATCAACAGCCGCACTGGTTTACTACATGTTCACGCGAGTAGACCGAGCTGATGCCGACAGGTTCTTCGATCTCCTCCAAACAGGTGCGGGACTTGACGAATTGAACCCAATTCTCAAATTACGTAACTATCTGATTGCCATCCGTACCGTACATGCCGGGCGACGCATTACGAACTTCAAGGTAACTGTACTTGCAATGAAGTGCTGGAACAAATGGCGTACCGGGCAGTCGGTAGTGAATCTCCGTTTCAGGGAGAACGAACAGATTCCGGAACTTATCTAGTCGAAGCGAGAACACCATGAACAACACCAAGATCACCCCATTCAATTTCCACGGCAACGCCGTGCGCGTGCTTATCGACGAGGACGGGGAACCGTGGTTCGTCGGCAAGGACGTCGCCGAAGTCCTCGGCTACGCCAACCCGCAGAAGGCGATTCGTGACCATGTAGATGATGAAGATCGGACGGTGAACGAATCGTTCACCGTCAACGGGACGCAGGGAACTCTTATCAATGAGTCCGGTATCTACTCGCTCGTGCTATCCAGCAAGCTCCCTTCCGCCCGTGAGTTCAAGCGTTGGGTCACGAGCGAGGTGCTTCCGAGCATCCGCAAGCATGGCGCGTATATGACGGAGCAGACCGTTGAGCAGATTTTATCCGATCCGGACACGCTGATTCGTCTTGCGACTGACCTCAAGCATGAGCGAGAGGCCCGCAAGCAGGCAGAACAGCAGGTCATGGAGCTTGAACCAAAGGCTCAAGCGTTGGACGCATTCGTTTCCGTCGAGGGTAGTCGCAGTATCAGCGAGACAGCGAAAATCCTTACGAACAACGGCGTGACCATCACTGGAACCCAGCTTCGCCGGTGGATGGCTGACAACGGTTGGATTTTCCGCAGCGAGGGCCATTGGGTCGCCTACGCGAAGGCGGTCGATAACGGATGGCTGATGATGCGTGAATACGAGGCTTCAGGCACTCGTTCCAACGGGGAGCGGTTCGCGTTCGCGCCGCAGGTGCGTGTCACGCGCAAGGGTATGGAAGCGCTGCACAGGAAGCTGTTCACCTTTGAAGACTCGCTTTTCGAGCAAGAGGAGGGGACCTGGGATGACTGAGTTCAGGACAGCTGCCGAGTTGGTGCCGCGTGATGTTTCGAGGCGAACCGGCAATTATGCCCGCATGTGGGCAATGGAGGAGGATTTCATCCGTGACCTTGCCGCCAATGAGGGCAAGTATGCGCGTTATCCGAAGTCGTTCGCCTCGTACGAATCCGCTGACATGTTCGCCCGTACCGTGACGAACCGTAGGCGTCATTCGTTCAGGCCGGAAGTGTGTGGCTTCCCCGGAAGTTTCAAGACCATCATCACCAAGGATGGCGACGAGTACCACGTATGGGTCGCCTACGAAACGAACACAGGAGAGGAGGCTTCTGATGCTTGATCAGAAGAACGTATCCGCTTATGCGGATGACCGTAATGGTTTTGGGCCGCGTCGTGTGCGCTACGGCGTGGTGAATGTGTTGGCTGCGATTGTGGCGGTTGGCACGCTCGGGCTGATGGTGTTTGGGCCGGGTGCGTGCGCGAGGCCGGCACGCTACTTGTTCGGGTGGCTTGTGCTGCTGACAAGCACGCTTATCGCGGTGGCGCCGTTGATGGACATGCTACCCGACGAATACTTCGATGACGAAGAAGAGGAGGAATGATGGGTGACCCATTGTATTTCGTCGATCATGACGGCGACCCGTATGTTTCCGTGGCGTCCTTGCTGCGGTTCCTTGGCCGCAAGATTGAAGCGTTGGACGTGACGTTGAAATCCATGGCGGAGAACAATGCGATCGATGGCGTGAGCTTACTTACAGGCATGCGGCTTGAGGTGGCGGGTATCCGCGCTCAGATTGATGACATGGTCACGCTTCGCGACGATCGTATCGAACAGCTTGTGGATGACTGATGGTGTCGAAGCGTAATCGTGAGCGGATTCTCAAGTGGGTTGCGGATGACGTGCCTATCAGATGAATCGCGAAGAACACGGGACTGACCGTTGCTGAGGTCGAGGTGATTGTCGCCCAGGAGGAGCAGCGGCAGGCAAAGGAGTGGCGGTCATGATGACGTGGATTGAGGCCGACCGGCTTGTGTGGCCGCATTACCTACGCATCGAACCGGAAGACGATTACGGCTGGCGTCTGATCGCAGTGTTCAAACCCCGTCAAGGACAAGACGGTAAAACCCTCGCATAACTGAATAGGGGACGGTCGTGTCCGAGTTCTCAACGCACCGTCCCCACCCCTCATTCTTTACTGGAAAGGAAGCATCGACTTGGCAAAGGAACACTACGAACGGTTGGACATCCTGTCTTTGACCGAAGCGTCCGACGTGTTCGGCATCTCGGTGAAGGCGTTCCGCTACAACTTCAGCCACATCATCCACTCGTTGCAGAAAACGAAGCAGGGCACCGGATGGGTGCGCTACGGCGACCTGTACGACGCTTTGGGTGACATGCCGATTCTTCCCCCGAATGAATAAGCCTCGTCCGTCATGGCCGTCGCAGGTTTGCCCCATGCACAACACCACCCGCAGGGGGTGTCGAACGCTGGAGCCGGTTCGATTCCGGTGCGGTCAGCTAAGCGGGGTGGGCGTCAACGCCACGCGAACCCGGTTCTCGAGGATTGGCCGGGCTGACGCGAACGATGCGTTTGCAGCTAACGATCGTCGTCCTTCCATGACGGTCAGCCTTCCTGGACTCCTGTGGGGGATACGCCGCCGCAGCGTCCACACCCGCACCAGACGCACACACACCAACAACACAGAAAGGAAACACGATCATGAAGACGCGTATCACGTCCATCGAGCAGCTGCGCAAGGCGCTCAACGCGGAGGTGGCGGAATGAGCGGGAAGAAGAAGCCGATGCCGCAGGATGCGTTGGTTCCCGACGAGCTGACGCCCGACATGACGCTGATGCTGATGAAGCCGGCGGCGGATTTGTACAAGGCGTGCGCCGCATACCTGATGAAGGTGCGCACGCTCATGGAAACCCGTGACAAGGATTCATGGCGTGAGAAATGGCCGGATTCGGAAATGAGCGAATGCGTCGAGGTCGTGTACGACACGGCCGACATGGCGCAGCGCATGTTGAAGACCGCGCAGGCGATCAACACGATGCTCACCACCCCGTTGAACAGCCATCATGCTGTCCTGTTGGACGAGCTGCGCAACAGTCTTGAACCCGACGACGTGGACATGGACACGGGCGAACTCCAGTGAAAGACAGTAACGAACGCCCGTTGCCCAGTGGTGTGCCGGTGGAGGACACGTTTACAATCAGCGAGTTCCTCCACTCGGTGCACCACCCCAAGGCGGACATGACGCGCGCGACGATCCGGTTCGGACAGTACGCGTTCAACCAATACCGCAAACAGTATGGGCGACCACCGTACACGCGGCGCATCAACGGCAACGGGCCCGTCAAAGTCTACCTAGACCCAATCGATTACATCTTCCTGAGCCACACGTACGAACAGTGGCGGCGTAGACACCAAGGAAAGGAACACGCATGAGCGGCACGGTCGAATATGTGGAAGTCTACCCGGACGGACACGAAGTCGTACACGACGATTTCCCCATGACAGAGCTAATGAGCCGTCACATATGGGAAGATGACGAACTCACCTACGAACGAGTTGAAGATTCCATAGCCATGCGCACGCCTCTGAGGTTCGTCTTATCCGGATACAGATTCGCGGCCGACCCCCTGCATCTGGAATCATGCATGACGTACAAGGGAGACATTGACGTATCCATTCAGGACGGCGCGTATTACCGTCTCACGAAAATCGTGCACCATGTCGAGTATCCCGACCCACCAACAACGGGTTTGTGGCTTGACCGTGAGAACAACGTGGTCTGGTTCGACCATCCGCACGAGTATTACGCGCTTCTCGCTGACTGTGGCTGCGACTACCTGAATGGCCTCGACTATACGCCGAAACCACCATTCAAACCCCTTATCACCGCAATGGAAATCATCAACAAACAGGAGGAAGCATGATTACCAGCAAAGTTCACGAAACTCACCCTCAGTGAGGAGTAGTCGTGGACGCTCAACGAGACGCACGACGACGGAACGAATGCGAAACCGACCGTCTCATCCACTACGCATCCCACGCCGCATCCGCATACGGCAACAACTACACCACCCACCTATGGCGGGAACTACTCAGACAAGGCATGACCGTCACACCCATAAGGAGCACTAATGAAGCAGACAGATGAAGCGTTGATCGAGCATGTCGAGAACATGAGCACGCAGGAGGTGTTGCAGAACATCGCCTTGTGCAAGACGCTCATGGACAGGCTCAAGAAATACGACAAGGCATTGCGTGAGGAGTACCGGGAGCATCACGCGGACGTGGACGAGGCTGTAGCCACCGTCAACGGCATTGCTGTCGGCCATGTCACCGTCACGAAGGACGGACTGGACACGTATGTGGTCAAGGACAAGGTCGCCTACGGCGCGTTCCTCAAGGAAGTCGGCGAGGTCATTGCGGGCGGTTTGCAGGCGTGGGAGGAACGCCCGGTGGCCCGGCCGGAGGCGTGTACGAACGGGTATCTGCGCACCGTCGTCGAACGCAACGGCGGGGAACTGCCCGACGGCGTGGACGTGCGCCCTGGCCGTCTCGCGACCGTCGTCTACAAGCAGACCGTCAAAGACTATCCCATCAGTGCAACGGACGTGCAGAACGTCCTTATCAAGGAGATCGAAGCATGAATCAGGAACTCACCACTGGTAATCGTCTGGGAATGCAGACGGTGCCGCGCACGTTCGGCGAACAGATGCATTTCGCCGAGGTCATAAGTCAGGCCAAAGGCATGTTGCCGCGCGCCTACGAGGGCAATCCGGCGAACGTGCTTGTCGCCGTTCAGTACGGTGCCTCATTGGGTATCGAACCGATGGCCGCGTTGCAGAACATCGACGTCATCCAAGGCAAGCCGACGTTGAGCGCGAAGGCGGTGGCCGCGTTGGTGCGCGCCGGCGGACACAAACTGTGGATCGCGGAGGACGAGGCGCGTAAGAGCGTGACGTGCACGATCGTGCGCGGAGACGACAAGGAGCATCCGTTCACCGCGACCCGTGACATGGCATGGGCGCAGCAGATGGGCCTGACCAGTAAGGACAACTACAAGAAGCAGCCGATGACGATGCTCATGTGGCGCGCAATCACCGCCTGTGCGAACAAGGCGTGTCCCGAACTGTTCCTCGGTCTTGGCGGCGCGTATACGGCCGACGAGTTGCATGACATGGATACGCCTGTCGAGGCGACCGTCGTCGAGGATGATGCGGATGCGTGGCCGGCGTCGAAGGTCCACCTCGTTAACCGTGTTGACGGGCTGATTTCCATGCTGGGCATCACGAAACCGCAAAATCGTTTGCGCGTCTACGAACTGCTGCACGAAGGCCCGGTCGAGGACCCGCTTGCTGACATCGACGAATCCGAACTCGCCATGTGGGTGCAGGGCGGCGACGAGTTCCTTGAAAACCGCATCAAAACCCTCGTACAGCAAGCCAAGGAACGCAAACACGCACACGAGGAAGCACAGCAGGAAGCCGAAACACAGAAGGAGGAGAAGTAATGGCTGGAGAAACCATCATCACGATCGCGGGTAATCTGACGCGCGACCCCGAACTGCGCACCGTGGGCAACGGGTCAACGGTCGTCAACTTCACCATCGCTTCGTCCACGCGTACGTTCAACCGGAACACGAACCAGTGGGAGGACGGCGACACGCTGTTCATGAACTGCTCGGCGTGGGATTCGGCGCATACGTCGCTGGCGTCGAACATTGCTAACTCGCTGTCCAAGGGCATGTCCGTCATCGCTCAGGGACGCCTCATGCAGCGCTCGTATCAGGCGCAGGACGGCTCGCAGCGCACCGTCGTCGAACTGCGCGTCGAGGACATCGGCCCTTCGCTGCGCCGTGCGACTGCGCAGGTACAGCGCCAGTCCTCAAGCTCCGGCTTCGTCGGCAACCAGCAGTCGGGCTTCAACCACAACGGTGGCTTCCAGCAGCAGCCAGCACAGCAGAACGGTTGGGGCGCACCCCCACAACAGCAGGCGGCCCCACAGCAGGCGCAGCAGCCGGCAAACGACCCGTGGGCCAACGAACCACAAGGCTTCAAAAGCGGATTCGGAGCGCCCGACTGGACACCGAACAACAACGACGACGACTTCTAAGGAGAACTCATGCCACGCGCGGACGTCACCATCCCAAACATACAAATGACCCGAAAACAACGCTGCACCGCCATCGCCAACTACCGCAAACGCAACAAGTGGGCATCCGACTACGAGCCGGACACGCTACTCGACGCGAATCCCGGCATGAGCGTGCAGGAAGCGTTCGAACAACTAAAAGCCGAAACCGAACGGGAACAAGCCATCAAGGAGGAACATGACCGGCGAAACGCGCGGCGCGTCGCCACGCACCTCTACGGCACCCGTTACAGCTCGCTGGACGAGATGGAACGCATCCAGTTGCGCGTCCTGCTCGAAAACGCGGGGCGCAGAGACGTCGCCGACGCATTAATCGACAACATCTCATGCAGCGCACAGTCAATGATCAACCATCTCGACAACGGTGAACAGGGTCGCGACCCGGAAACGGACTGGCTCACGATCCTACCCATACGGGTCAAGCCCGACACGGACACGGGCCATGTCGGACAGTTCCTCGCCGACTTGCGTTCGCATCGTCGCAAATGGCGCATGTGGGGCCGTTACCCCACTCCGTCCGGTGCCGACCGTGAGGCGCAGATGCTACGCCAACAGGCCGGGCCTGGCTTCGACGTTCACACCGTCACCTACCGGGCGGACGGCACCACGGGCGTATTCGCCCGACGACCATAAGGAGACGAAGTGAGCAATCCGAGCAAGGCCAAGGGTACGCGCTTCGAGTCGGCCGTATGCGACTACCTGCGGTGGGCGTTGGATGACGAACGCATCCAACGGCTCACCCTGCACGGCGCGAAGGATGTTGGCGATATCGGCAACATCTACTTCCACGGCGCGCCGGTGGTCATCGAATGCAAGGCTACGCGCACACCAAACTGGCGCAAACACTGGGCCGAGTGCGAAGTCGAGATGGGCAACCGCGACACCGAGTTCGGCTGGATCATCCGCAAACGCCCCGGCCTAGGCGTTGACACGCGATCCAAGGTGGGAAAGCATCTCGCCTACACGCGCAAACAAACGTACTTCCAGATGTGCGACATGGCCGACGCTGATCTCGACCATTTGACCGAGAAAATACCCCGCAACCCGCTGCTGATCGGCCTACCCGTCGAACAACTAGCCCTACTACTCAACCACATGCAACCGTTAGGACCCGAAAAGGAGGAAGCATGAGTATTCGCATCTACACGCCCGAAGACGTGCGCGACATGCCCAAACCCGTCACCCTGTGGGCGGTATGGGAAGACACCGAGGGGGAGCACCACGAGAGGGCGTTCACATACGTTGATGAGAGGGAGACCTACCCAACGATGGGCGGTGGCAGTATCACGTTTTACGGGAAGCATACGCTGCTCACCGACGACTACGAGGAAGACCCGAAGCAAGTGCTGCCGGGCACGCTGCGGTTCATCCACATCGAGGACTTGTCCAACGTCACTCGCATCTGCGATTCGGCCGGTCGGGTATACGCACTGTCGCATCCCGCATACACGTACAATTCAGGCCTCGTCGTGTCGTCGGAGACGTTCAACGGTATGTGTATCGAGGTTCACGGAAGCTACACGCTTCTCAAGGCAATGAATGGTGTCGAAGCATGAGCAGGGCGACGTTGAAGCAATGGTGGAAATACAACAAGATCAACACGCTGCTCATGGTGGCATGGATCGCACTGATCGTCTTCTATTTCGCCGCGTCCCATAGTTTCGGGCTTGGCGACGCGATCATGATGCTGATCGGCGGCATATGCATCGGCGTCGTCCTATGCAACATGACATGCACCTGGCTATGGCAGCGCACCGCCTACGACTTCTCCGACCGGCTCGACGAAGCCGCAAGCGGGGAAATCACAGTGAACATTCCACGCGATATCGAGTTCAAAGATTCCACATGGCGCATGGCCCGCATGTCATATGCGGGCATCCACGCTGGACACCACAACTGGAAAACGTGGGACCAACTCACCAAGGAACAGCAGTGGGCGCTCATGGCACACGTACACGCCGGCAGCCTCATGACACTCGAACTCGCCAAACGATGCAACGAACCGGAGGAGGAAGCATGACCACGATCAATCTGGGTGAGTGGGAAGTATTCGACCCGTCGCATCAGCGGCAAGACAAGTGGCAGGCGCTCAAAGTGCTCGAAGAAGCGTCGGAGCTTGTATCGGGCGCCAAGCTCACCATCAACCGCTCCGACGCCGGCTATGCGGCAATGGCATCGCACAACACCCTCGCCTACGACGTCGCCGACCTGTTGCAGACCATCGTCAACCTTTGTGCCGCGTTCAACATCACCGAAGACGATCTAGCTTGCGCGCAGGAAGAGTGCAACCTCAAGAACACCGAACGCGGCATGTTCCAGCCCGGACCACGCACACACATGCACAGGGAAGAAGACAACGAATGACTGACAACGTAAACCATCCCGCACACTACGAGAACGGCCCGTTCGAGTGCATCGAACTGACGCAGTTGTACTCGTTCTGCCTCGGCAACGCGATCAAATACGTGTGGCGGCACAAGCAGAAGGGCAAACCACTCGAAGACCTCAAGAAAGCGTTGTGGTACATCGACCGCGCCATCGAAAACCACGAATACATGCCGTCCTACGAGCCGGGGCCGATTGCGTGGAAATACGAGCGGCTGCAACACGAACCGAATATCGGATGGTCCCGTTTCTGGATGTTCGCGAAACTCGGCATGTTGCCCGAAATGCGCAAAAGCGTCCAACACCACATCAACCTACTCGAAGAGGGGATCAACCCATGAACGGCACGTACGGTCATGTGCGCGCATGGCGGCAAGGCGAAAAACTGTTCGTACTACGCAAGCACAGCATGACGCCCGCGATCGTGGGCGAAGCCATGCGACAACGTGGCTTCGACTGGAAAGACGACACCATCCGCCGTATCGAACAAGGCGAACGCCGCATTCACCTCGACGAAGCCATCGCCCTGCTCGAAACCTACGGCTACACGCAAGCCAACATGTTCACCGCAATCAACTTCATCCTGAAAGAGAGCGTCAACAATGAGTGACAACAACAAGCATCTGCTGCTGTGGATCGACGTGGAGACCACAGCCATCAGGCCCGAGGACGGACAGCTACTCGAAATCGGTATGCGCATCACCAACCTCGACGGCACAAGCCCGCACGACTCGTGGGACAGTCGAGACCCGTACAAGTTCAGCACCGTCATCCCACACTCGCGCATCAACTACACGCGCGACACCGCGCACGCGATCCACATGCATCAGAACAACGGACTGCTGGACGAAGTGCTGGACAAGGAGCAACCCGAGAAAGAGAACATCTGGCTGGTGGAAAGCTTCGATAGGTTGGCGGCCGTGTCCGGCGGTCAGCATATCACGCTGCACCCGGCCGGCACCAACGTGGACTTCGACCTCACATGGCTCAAAGCCTACGGAAACCTCAACTTCGCCGCCCCGGCGTGGAACAGCAATGTGTCCTATCGCAAACTCGACCTGACCACAATACGACTCACACTCAACGCAATAGGCATCAACCCCTACGGCAACAGCAAGGAAAAGCCCACACATCGCGTGGACGACTGCCTCAACCGCGACATCCGCGACTGGCAGCAGTGGTACGAATGGGTCAAATCTCGTGAACTGCTCGACGACAATGGCCTCACCAAGATCGAAGGACTTTCGCCCCTTCTCAAGCGATCACTGTGCGAACGATTCGGAAGCAAGGAGAACGCATGACTGATTGGCTCAACGACGACCAGCTCGAAGCACGCATCATGCGCGACCATCTCGTCGAACCCACCGACACGGCGCTCAACAGCATCCAGCCGGCAAGCATCGACGTGCACCTAGGCGACTCGCTGCTATGGCAGAAACCGGGACAGGTCATCAACATGCAGCATCCCGAACGCATCCAATACGTCGGCCACGAACACGTCGGCGAGTTCGAGATGAAGCCAGGCGCATTCGCATTGGGCACCACGATGGAGACCGTCAACTGTCCGGTCGATCTCGTCGCCCAGCTCGTCGGCAAAAGCACCGTCGCCCGCCACGGCCTCTTCGTGCACGTATGCGCCGGATTCATCGACCCCGGCTTCTCCGGGCAAATCACGCTCGAACTGTACAACGCAGCCGCCAACACGCTCGTGCTCACGCCCGGCATGACCATCGCACAAATCGTATTCAGCAAGATCGACACGCCTGCCAACCCGTACGGCAGTGAGGAAGCCGGCTCACACTACCAATTCCAGACCGGCGCGACCGCACCGAAAGGAGACCTGAGATGAACCAGATTCACGCACCACTGTTCAGCGACCATCACTGTGAGCATTGCGGCCGACCCTCGATAGGCGAGAACCGCTGCCCGCACGCCATCGACCGGCGCTACCCATGCCCAAGACACAAACAGGAAGAACAGCAACGACACGAACGACTCAGACACATGGGGAGATGAACGCATGGACAATGACCTCCGTCAACGATTGGCCGACGCGATACAAGGCGTCCTCGGCCCCGTCCCCTACGTGCTCGTCGCCGACACATCCACACCGGAGGAAGCATTCGGCGACGAGGACATCACCCGCATCCGCGTCACATCACCACCACACCAACCCGCCTACACCACGATCGGCCTATGCACATGCGGCCTCGACCTACTGCGCTACGGCAGCGACGACGACTGCGAGGACGCCTGACGGTATGGAAACACTCCTGCTCATAGGCTTCCTCGCCACCCTACTACTGATCTCATGGTGGACCGACACCCACCACTTCTAAAACCAAGGAATTGCACATGGACAACATCGACAAGTGCCCCGAATGCGGAGCAGACGTCGAACCCGACACCATCCCAGACACCGGCGAAGAAGACGACATCCGAGAATACAACCAACAGCTGCAAGCCATGTACGCGCGCGGCTACCGCGAAGGACGCCTCGCCGGATACGCGCAAGCACTCACACAGAAAGCACAATCATGACAGTCAGCAAAAGACTACGATTCGAGGTCATCAGACGCGACGCGTTCAAATGCCACTACTGCCACCGTGCGGATATCCCTCTCACGGTGGATCACATCATCCCCCGCGCGCTCGGCGGCCCGGATACGGCGGAAAACCTCGTGGCGTGCTGCTCGGACTGCAACATCGGCAAAACATCCATCAACCCGGACGAACCACTCGTGGCGGAAGTCTCGCAACAGGCGGAAGCATTCGCGCAGACGCTCGCGAGAGCACGCGAAGCGGTCGCATGCGACATCGAGCGTGAACGCGAATACGTGGACACGGTGAGGCGCCTATGGGAAGACATCACCGCGTTCGATGACGCATACTGCCTGCCGATGCCTGACACGTGGAAGTCAAGCGCGCGCTACTGGGCGCAGCTCGACGTGCCGCGCACGTTCCTCGAATACGCGTTCGAGATCGCCAAGGAACGATACGACGCGCGACGCCTCTCTGCCCGCAACGCATTCGCCTACGCGTCGGGCATCATCGGCAACCGCATGGAAGAAGCGGCAAGACTGGCTCAGAGGGAAGGACGCTGACATGCGTATCCGTAGCATCAGACCCGAGTTCTACGACTCGGAAAGCATGGGCGCCGTCTCATGGGATGCGCGCTTCGTGTTCGAGTGCCTGTGGTCGTACGTGCAGGACAACGGCGTGAACCGCGACAACGCGCGCATGATACGCGGCACATGTATGCCTTACGACGGCGACGACATGATCCCGCGCATCGAAGCCGCGTTGGACGAACTGGAGGCCGTCGGCTGCATCATCCGCTACGAGTGGCGAGGCAAAAAGCTGCTGTGGTTGCCGAACTTCCTCACGTATCAGCAGATCGCCCGGCCGAGCAAGTGTCTTTTCCCCACCCCTGAACAGTTGGAAGATGCGGAAGACTCAATGGATACTCGCGAGACCCCATCGAACACTCATGAGCCTTCACTACACACTCATGACACACTCATGAGTGATCGCTGCACATTCACTACCGGAGTAGGAGTAGGAGTAGGAGATAGGAGTGAGGATATTTCTAGTAGTGGAGGTGGTAGTAGTAAAAGTACCTTAACGCGCGCGCACGCGCGCGAGGCCGCCGCCGCCCCCACCGGGGATGATGCGCGACGGGAGGAGGCGCTGCTGGAAGCTTGGCTGCCGACCAGCGACGACCTGGCACACGCGGCAAGCTTGGGCGTGGACGGCAAGACGCTTGCGGACAAGATGCGCGACAAGCTCACCCGCAAGGGTTTCGACGCGTGCGGCATCCACCGGCGCACCCCGCAAGCGTTGGACGCCATGTTCCGCACATGGATCGAACATGAGGCGCAATGGGCGAAAGAGAAACCGAAACAGGTCAAACCACCCGACCCAGTGCACGTCGCGCCGCCACGGCACTCATGGTGCGGGCCGGAAGTGCGCGCCATCATGACCCCGTACCGCGACCGGTTCCCCGAACCAAATCCGGGCGACGTCGGCCCCGGACAGGCATGGTTCGAAGCGTGCAAGGATGTGGCACGGCGCCTCGATGACGGCGAGGACGAAGCCTCGATCATCGAATGGGCTGACGCCACCTATGGCGCCCTACCAGCCACGACGGCCACAAACACCTCGTGAACCGCCGAACATGCGGCCATGTGATAAACTATGCGCATCGGGCACGAAACGCGATTGGGGACGCCATTACGCGACGCACAAGCGTATCCACGCCACCACGGGTCCCCGTTGAGAACAAGACAGGATTGCTTCTCGACGACGAAAGGAACCGCCCGCGTGACATGCCCGATGTGCCACAACCCCGCAACGCCAACCATCTGCGACGAGTGCAAACACCAAACCGCCCGTGACCTCACATGGCTCGCCACCAACTGCGACGACCTCGAAACCAACCGCATCAACCGCGCCTACGGCACACACAAAGGCAACGGGGGAGGGGGACGCCGCAGCGAGGCGCCCACGCCCGTACGCGAAGCGATCGCAGACGCCCTCTACCTCGACCGCACACGCAACCTCAAACAGACGCTCAACACGTGGGCACGATGCTTCAATCAGCCACCCGCACCCGACGGATGCCTCGCCAAACAGGCGCGCATCCTCAACAGTCTCGACCTGTGGGCGCCGCACAAGACGGCAGTGAGCGCCATCTACTCGACCGAAATGCATCGCATCGTCGTCCGTCTCGCCGCGATCGTCGCCAACATGGACGAAACCAAAATCCGATTGGGCACATGCCCCAACCCGGAATGCGGCAAACCCGTGTACGCGCCAGCCGACGCGCGCGAAGCCACCTGCGCCCACTGCAACAACACGTGGACCGCAACCATCCTGCGCCGCGCAACCGACACGGAACTATGCGAAACGGACGCGGAAGGCACAGCCGGCGAACTCGCCGTCATGCTCGACACGTTCGGCATCGAAATCGCACCGAGCACGATCCGCTCATGGGCATCACGAGGCAAACTCATGCCCATCCTCGACAAACACGGCCACGCCACCAAACACTACCGGCTCGCCGACGCCTACAAGCTCACCGACACGTACAAGCAGCAGCACCTCGACTGAAAGAACAACGATCATGCGCACCGACGATGACAGCCTGGACATGGACGACACCATCATCACCGACCCCTACATCGAGGAAACCACGACCGACCGGGCGAACAACTGCCTCGACGCCGCAGTAAGCATGCTTCTGCACCTGAAGCGCACAACCGAAGCGTCATCCTTCCCCCTCAACCGCGACCAACAGCTCGCCTACGCGACCGCATGCGCACAAGCCGGCGTCGGCTACGCCATCCTCGCCGCCAACGAACACGACGAAGACGACGAGCCGGACGTCGCCGAACTGCTCACCCACAACATCATCACCGACCAATTCAACAACTAACATAAAAGAACCCCCCACATCCGAAACCGGACATGGGGGGTCTTTTATGAGCGCCACACGCGCACCGTATCCTTCAACACCAACGGCCTATCCGCCGGCCCTTTCACGTATGGCGCGATCCACTTGCGTCGCCGCTCGCTACGGTTAGGCCCGTACGGCTGCTCACGCCAATGACCCGACACAATGAACCGATGGTCATACGGCTTGTACTTACGGCCCGACGGGTCACGTTCAGGCGCATCGTCCACACGCTCACGCACATCAACAATACGCACCCGCTTCGCCTGCTCGCTCACACGCTTGGCCACACGATCCAACGGCGACACGCGCGGCGCTGACGATTCCACCACATGCGGCTCAGCCCACAACGCGAACATCGCCCGCAGCAACGCATCTTCCTGATACATGCCATGCACATCACGCTTGCGGAACGCCGTCGCATCCCGACGGACATCCACCTGCGATCTGTGACGCGGGCTCGGAATCCTTACACCCAGCTGGGAAAGCAGCACATCGGGCATGAGCGAGACCTGCAACCCGCCATTAACATGCCACCACACCAAGCCGTACGCGGTTACAGTGTCCGGCCCGTCCACGCCCAGCGGGCGCACTCCGTCTTCCAACAGCAGAAACCCGCTATCGGAAGGCGCCGGCACATCAGGAACGTCGCCATCCAGCATCGCCGCCACAGCCAGCGATACCATGTCGGTGCGCGCATAATACAAGTCGGCCGACCGCATGGCGCGCGACTCCTCCTCGATGTCGTCGGCAAGGACGGCATACGCCGAACCCGCAGCGCCACGGAATCTCGAAAACATCACGGACTGGTCAGCCAAATACCGGTCACAGTACCGCTCGAAAACAAGCGGCTCATACAACGGACTGAACGGCAGCAGACTCTTCTTGCCGCTCATGCCACGGCCTCGCCATCATCGTGGTGCAGTCCCGTATCCAGTTTTTCCAATTGGACGTCGATGTCATGGACGCGCGCCAACAGTTCGGCACGCTCACGCTTCAACGCCTCGACACGTTGCGTTTCCGGCGTGATAACACGCCAGGCGTCCGCAGCCACATTGTCCTTCAGCCATGCAATCTGCGCCGGCAGCACGTCACGCACACGAAGCCACACGTCATGCCCCGCCCACACGGCCGGGTTCGCACGCGACCCACCCGACGCGGACAGCTCACCACGAATCACGGCCACGTTCGGCGCCAACCGCACCGGATCATCCCGGTAACGGCGCCGCGCGATCGCGACACCACCCAACAGCAGTTCGCCATCCTCCTCGGGAAGCACGCCCGCGTCAACCTCAATCGACACCGGCGCCGCATTCGGCTGCTCGACGTCCACGCCATACGCCTCGCGGACGGCACGCCGAGCAAGGTCAGCATTATCCTCAGCCCACGCCCACTCACGCGTCGCCGCATTCCATCTCGCACCCGACTGCTTCGCCAACGTCACAAACTGCGGCGAATACGGCGATTTCACGAACACCCGGCCATCCGCCTCACGGTACGTAATCTGCTCACTCATGACGCGCCTCCGCTCCCTTGCGCGCACGCTCCTCACGCTGCCGCTCGCCATACTCCGACGCGCCACTGAACGAACTAATCGTAACCGTGATGACCGGCCGCCCGATACGCTTCTCGATCAGGCTCATGCCGATACCCAACTCGGGATGCATATCGAAACCGAAACGCGCACACGTCGATGACGACAGGTACTGCGCTTCACGATACCCGTTGCCCACATTCGCATACCCCCAGATCGTGCCCGACGAATCAACGACGGCGACACGATGATTGCCCGGCAGCTCATTCCAGTGTTCCGCCCATGCGGCCAACGCGCGCATATCCGCATCCGCGTCGAACCGCTTGGCCTGCTTCAACGTTTCGGCCTTCTCGACGTAGTACGGATGCACGGCATCCAGATCACCCAACTGCGTCAGGTCGGCCGACCGCACAGTCTTGCACAGTTCAGCCGATTTCACCGGATCATAGCCGCGCACAGCCTCAACGCCGTACACATCCTCAACAGTCATGTTCGCCATTGCAATCACAATCCTCATGTGTGATATGCTCGAAACGTATCCGAGCACATCGAAATACCGGAAATTAGTTTCGAGGCCGCCACCCACATGGCGGCCTCACTAGTATTCTAGCCCAGCATTATCGCCCTGGGCGGCCGCACGCCGAACTCAGTCAGCGCTAGAGCAGAAGCCGGCCGCCCATCCGCGCGCCAACCCCGTGAACGCCTCAGCCGTGTCCAACAGATGGTCAGTGCGCTCACCGACGAACGTACGCACACGACGGCCACCAGGCTCGACAGCAGCAACCAACACACGGCCGCCCACAATGTTGACTTGGACGGAACGCACCGGCAGATCGAGAGCGCCATCCTTGAACGCGCCAACCTTGCCGACGACGTCAGCATCAGCAGTAAACGCGTGCACACACTGATCCCGCATGACGCTCACACCTCCCAAAACTCGGGGGACTGCCGGTCAACGCCGAACAGTCGCGTGAACTGATCGAAAAACGTCGCCGCGATCCCATCGTCAGGCCACGTGTTTTCATCCCTCGGGTCGAACCCGGCGTCAACCTCAACGACCAACCCCACGACATCCGCGCCGAAACGCTCATCCAGCTCTTCCAACTCGGCCAAGAACTCATCCCACGCACCCGGATTCCACCCGCCGTCGGAAACATCGAAGTCATCCGCGTTGACGAAACACGTCGCCACGTCGCCATCATCCGCGAGCAGCGAATCAACAATGCCCATGATAATCTGCCCATAGCAGCCATTCAGAGCGTCATCCAAACTCAACGGCTCAAACTCATGACCCTCGATAATCATCTTTCCCATGATTCTTCTTCTTTCACATAGCGCCGTCTGCTATCATGAGACGGCTGACAATAAAGGACAATCAGCATCGAGCGGCAGCACGCAACCACGACGGCTGCCGCTCACTTCATATATGAAAGAGCACGAACTTACTCAGTGCACTCAGACACAAGGAGCCAGCCACGCCAAGGACGCCCCATATCCCACACAGTCCAGGTACCATCACCGGTAAGCACGTACAGATACTCGATACCGTCGTCAGCTTCCTGCACGAAACTACCGTAATGATTAGTGTGGTGAACCGCATTGCCTTCCATGCCACGCCCATCGGTAACAGCAAACGACGAGCACTTCGTCGGATACTTTACGCGGCGCCTAATCCGCTCCACCAAGTCACGGTCGTATTCGGCATTATCAGCAAAGGGGACCGGCTCAACACCGATACTGCTCAGATCACCAAGAGCGAGCAGCCGCTCAGCTTTCTCATGGGTATCGTAAAACGCTTCAAGCGCCTCGCCAACGTATGACGGATAACCATCATTGTGACAGTAGATGTAATCAATCGGTGGCAGACAACCATAACCGCCACGACGGGCAACACCGATTAGACAACGAGTGGACATAATAAACACCTTTCACTAGTTTGGTTTGAGTTTGGAAGATGCATCCGCCGCAACAGCGGCTACACCACAGATCAAGAACCGTCAGGCGGGTAGTAGAGCGTTACGCAACAGTGCGAACCAATCAGCCGACTCGCAGCCGTCCGCACCATACCATCCGTCATCCGTCTCATCCCACACGCCACACGACGCGCACTCGACATAGCCGCTTACGCTCACTTCGTAACCGGCCCACGCCCACACGGAACGCTCACCAATCTGCACACGGAATGCCCAGGAACGCCAATCACGTTCGCCGTCGAACCCGTCCGGCTCGAACCCGATACCGTCAACACGCTCAACGCCAAACGCCATCACAGCAAGCGACCAAACATCAATCAGTTTTTGCAGCGCGCCCGCCATGCCCGCAAACACAGCAATCGGTTCATTAATGTCTTCCATTATGACAACACCTTTCAAAAATCGAGATAACAGTTTCGTGTGGGTGCAGCCGCCGCATGGCGGCCGCACCACAGAGCGAGAGAGGTCAGGCGAACACCAACATCGGGCAGCCGACAGCATCGCAGAACATGTCAAGTTGCGCGCGGTTGTACTCTCGCCAACCACGTCGGCGCAGACTCTCCGCGAACGCGCTCATAGCCTTCTTGTTCGTCGGCACGTCGCCGAACAGCGGCAGCACCGACACGTCAACCGGCTGCCCATGCTCGGTATCGTCGTACAGGAACGTTTTCGTAGCCGGATCGAAGACGAGCGTGGAAATCTTGTAAGTGAGACGAAACATAATGAATCCTTCCAATGGGAACGGTTTGAGTAGATGTACCGGGGGATGGCCGCCGCCACGATAGCGGCGGCCATGAGAGAGACAATCAAGCGACGGACGCGTAGTAGGCACGTACCTCCGCATCCAAGTCGGCGTCCTCGTGTTCATACCACGAGCGCCACAGGATGAACGCGCCGCTATCCGCGCGCACCACATACGCGCACCTACGGCCGCGCGCATCCCTAAACTGCCGGATACGCTTGCGCGGAACATCACGCGTCAGCGCGAACTCACGCAACGTGACAGTGGCGGGAATGACGTGCTCGCTCGTGGCGACCACCTGGGCAGTTTCCGTCGGTACCGGCGGTACCTCCGGGATCTCTTGCGTCTCCGCACTGCACTCCGCCGGCAGCGCCGGCGCCGACTCTACCGTGCGCGCCGCCACTGTTTCGGGCACGTCGAAGTCGTCATCCGCGTCCGCATCATCGTCAGCGCAGTCGCCGCGCATCGTCAACCGCACCATGAGCGCCGTCTCACTCGGCAGCGGATGCGAAATAACCGACGGCCTTGGACACATCCAACCGGCGGCCGCATCAGCGGCGCACGCCACAAGCTGACCATTATCGAGCGCCGCCATATCCTCGGCCACACGGCGCGGGATACCGCACGGGAACATGTCCCGATACCAAGCGGTGTAGGCGTCCTCGTCGCGCGCAACATCGTTGTTGCCGCTGACCATGAGCCAACCGCTCTCACTGAGCGCGGCGAGATAGCCGCGCACGTTGCTCGCCGCAATGTTTTTCGCCGTCCATGTCTCCGCCGTATCGGACACGCGGCGCACCCACAAGCGGCCACGCTGAGTATCCGCATACATGACATCACCGGTTGCCGCGTTCTGCCACAGTCCCCGGCACTGAGTTTGAGTACGCATGTTTGATCTGCCTTCCAAGAGGCCCGCCGCTACAGCGCGGCGGGATGGTTGATTAAGTGTGGGGCTGCCGCGCCGTGTGACGCGGCAGCAAGAGGTCAGTCAGTCGGTGACGATCGGCGTAGAGGACACGCGGCGCGGTTTGCGCTCAACGCGCCGCCCCAAGAGAAACGCGGGAATAGCGCATAGCACACCGAACGCCAACAGCATCACGCCTTGCACGCTACGCGGGTCGAAAACCGAACGCGCAATGTAGGCAGCGAACGCGACGTATGCGGCAGCGGCGACCGCTTTCAGGACGCGACGCATGTCACGCCGCCTTACCATTGAGCATGACACGCTTCACGTAATCCTCGGTCGCGCCATGCAGCCCCGCGTAAAGCGTTTCGGCTTCGACCATGATCACGGCTGTTTCGTCGTCCGTCCATGTCGTATCAATCTCGATGTAATCGAGTACGTCCGTGTAGTCGTCGCCGTCATGCTGATAGACGGCAATTGTGCCGCGGCCCGGTTCATCGATCAGGATGCTGAACGTCAGCCACGCCGCCGGCGCGCCGCCGCGCCAACGTTGCGCGACAACATCCCAAGAGCGCGGTTCATCGCCCATGTAGAGCGCGATAGACGCGCCCGCCGACTCAGGCGGATTAGCGTCAATAGTCTGGACTTGGTAGCCGACGGCGACGGCGACGCCGTCCATGTAGACGCAGTCCATGTAGACGCCGTCCATGAGTTCGCGAACAGCTTGCTCGATGTCCTTGATATCAGTACGCATTTTAGATCGTTCCTTCTATGAGCGGCCGCAACCATGCGGCCATGAAATGAATTGTGAAGTAGAGAGATGCCCGATATGGGCGAGAAGGGCGGCACTGCCGCCGCCCTGGAGAGAGAGTCAGCAGTAGCGGTAAACGCTCTTGCTGAGACGATCCGGCGAGATGGACGTGAGTTCGTTGCCGCTCAGCCGCTCGTAACCGCCGATGGAGCGGTTGAACGACATGGCGTCACGAACCCGCTTCCAGACGATTACCCCCCGCATATCATCCGCGAGGGTATCCGTACCCGTCACCTTCCAGCGAGCAGTACGGGTAGGACGTTCGAATCGTGTTTCGATAACACGCATGGTAATCACCTCTGATTAGCTTGCATCGGCCCCCATGTGATACAATCAGAGAGCCGAAAGTGGTTAGTATTTTTGGCTTCTATCCCCTGAGATGTTCCCGCATCTCAGGGGATCATTGTATTAGCCGTGCGCTAGTCCGGTTATGAGCCGGTAGGGCTAAACCAGCTAGCGCTAGAGCCTTACGGCTCTCAGTCTAAGAGTTTCCGCAAGTCCCTTACTTTCAGCGCGTCAGCAAGGCGCACCGCCGTGCCTAGCGTCATATCGCTAGCGTCGCGCGCACCGCGCTCGATATTAGCGATACTCACATATGGCACATGGGCACGCTCTGCAAGAGCGCGCTGGGTAAGTTTCTTACTCTTACGTAGCTCGGCTAGTCCCATGTCCTTTCACCTCCTTGCTTTCAATGGTACTAGCGAGGCCGTATATATCCGATATTCAGTTGTCCCGCGCTCTGTGAGCTAAGGGGAGTTCCGGTTATGTCCTGCCGTTCATGTGGCTGCGATTCATGTAGTCACTGCCGCCATGTCACGCTACATGGCCTACATGCGCTTGCCTTCAATCGCGGTTAGGGGTTTACGGGTTCGTCCCCAGCGAGTCCGGTTGCCCGGCGGTGGTCGTTGTTGTCGTTTCATCTGTATCACCTCCTTGCTGTGTTCTGTGGTTGATGGCTCTCACTGTACACGCTTGCAGTACTGTAAGCAAGTCGGCGGCGACGGAAAGTATTGCAAGCCGTTGGAAACACTAGCATTCATCGGCGTGTCGCGCGACGTGTATCAGGGCGCATGGCAGGCTCACGGGCGGCCATATCAGGCGGCGTGCATGTGCGCGTGCGTGCATGTGCGCGTGTGCGTGCATGTGCGCGTGTGCGTGCATGTGTGCGTGCGCGTGCATGTGTGCGTGTGCGTGCATGTGTGCGTGCGCGTGCATGTGTGCGTGTGCGTGTGCGTGCGCATAGGGGCGGGGGAGGGTACCCCGTATAATATAGAAATGGCCGCTGGGGGTTCTGGTTCTGACTGTGAATGCCTCCTGAGACCTTTTGGAAACGGCGTAACACTTTTCTCGAATCCCAATCGGCAGTAGGGCTGATGCTGCAACACCGACTGCAACGCTTACTGCAACGTTCACTGCAACGCGCGCCGCAACAAAAAGTGTGGTATGATGCCTATGGCATTAACATGACGTTCGACCGAAGCACGTCAATCATTCCCACCACAAACACTATCCCGGGTTGGGTTCCTCACTATCTCTTTCTGGAGGTGGCCGTCATGGACATTGGTGGATCAGGGCCGACGCTCACGGTCAACTTCACCGACAAGGACTGCGACAACCCATTCGGCAGTGTTGAACTGCTGCTTCCGTTGAAGCGCATCACTACGAGGCCGGGTGCTGTCTGCGTCATAGTTGATGCCGACGAAACGAGTCGGCGCCTGCGTGAGGCGATGATCGCGTTCGCGCAGGCGTTCGACGCGTCCTGAATATATATGCCGGTAGTTCAATGGTAGAACGGTGGTCTCCAAAACCACGGATGCGGGTTCGATTCCCGCCTGGTATGCGCCGGTGTAGCCCAATTGGCAGAGGCGGATGACTCAAAATCATCTCAGTAAGGGTTCGAGTCCCTTCACCGGTACTTGGCCGCGTCACGCGCGAGGTTTTCTTTATTCCTTACTTTCCCCTCAGCGCGTGGTGCGGCGTCCTGGAACCGTCCGGTCTTTCCCTTTCCTTCTCTTCGGACGGTTCCCTTTATCTGTGGGCGGCGGCCCGGCCGTTTCCGGCCGGTTCGTTTCTTCTTGCTGACGTTAGTTGAAATACAAACAATGGTCGCCGTCCTTTTGCTTGTGTTGGGAGGGATGCTTCATGCCGTGGTCGTCGAGTAATCGTAAGAAGCGGTTTAACAAGGGGTGGGCGAAGGTTCGTCTGAAGGTGTTGGAGCGTGACGGGTACCGATGCCAGTGGCCGGTGACTGATGCGAACGGGTTTCCGGCTGGCAAGTGTGGCCAGCCGGCGAATGAGGTCGATCATATGAATCAGAACATGGTGCATGACGATGACCGGTTGAGTCGCCTGTGGTCGTTGTGCCATGAGCACCACAACATTAAAACGCAGTGTGAGAGTACGCGTGGCAAGCGGCGTGCGGCCGAGCGGCGGAGGGATGCGGCGTTCTTTGAGCATCCCGCGTTCAAATGACGTGTTCGGTTGAGGGGTGTACACGAGACGAGTGTGCGCGTGGCTTGTGTCGTAAGCATTATGACATGGTTCGGTATCATGGGCGGGTTGTGAAGCCGGTGCAGAAGAAGAAACTGTGCTTCATGTGCGGCACGTATTTCGACGTGGGGTCTCAGCCGAAGGATTTCTGCGGCGCGGCTTGCCGTATGCGGTATATGCGTGCGAAACGTAAAGGTAATGCGCCACGTCGTGGGTTGAACAAGGTGATAACCACTGAGGATGTGTTCAAACCTGAACCGGTGGAACCTGAACCGGTGACGATGGTGTTTTCGAATGCTGACGTATTGGCCGCGTCTGATGGCGTGTGTGTCGAATGTTACAAGCTGATTGATCGTAGTGGCCCGTGTGCGTCTGGCTGGTTGTTGCCGTTGGAAGCTGGTGGTGAACCGGTGTTGGCTAATCGTGTGCCGTTGCATATCGCGTGCAAGGCTCGTTGGGAAGCGAGGACGGCGAATGGCAGGGCAAGGAAGAAGCGCATCGCGGGTAAACGGCGAGACGCTTAAATGGGATGGTTTGGTGCGTGGCCCTGAGATGCCGGGGTTGCGGCCTGATGGCAAGGAATGGTTGCCTAACTCGATTGAGTATTATGAGGAGTTTCGTCGTAGTCCGCAGGCGTTGAAGATGGGCACTGATTTGGATTGGCAGTCGGTGCTTGACTTGGTGTTTTTGAAGGATTGTTTCTATCGGCGTCCGGGTGCGCAGATGGCGGCTGAGATTCGTGCGCGTGAGAACGCGTTCGGTATTACTCCGATGGCGCGGCACGCGTTGAAGTGGGATGCGCCTGACCCGAACCAGATGGCTGCCGGTGGCGGCGCTGTGGTGAATGATGTGAGCGCGGAACGTGTGGATAGTTGGCGTAGATCAGTCCTAGGTGAGTGACGCGGCTGGGGGTGGTGTTCGGTGCATGACATCATCCCCAAGGTCACGTTGGAGCAGAAGCGCCGCAGCATGGGCTTCTTCGCCTGCTGGTGGATTGAGACGTTTTGTCTTGTCGGTTCCGGTGATGCGAAGAACAAGCCGATGAAGTTCTCGCTTGAATACACGGATTTCATCGTGAATTGCTATGCGTTGGCCAAGGATGGGCGCCGCCTGTTCGACCGTGTGTTCCTGAGTCGGGCGAAGGGCAGCAACAAGAGTGGTTTGGCCGCGTATATCGCATTGTTTGAATCGTTGGCGCCGTGCCGGTTCGACCATTGGGCTGAAGAGGGCGAAACGTACACGTTCCTTGGGCAAACGTACCCGTACCGTAAGGGTGAGCCGGTTGGCCGTCTGATTCGTGATTCGCGTGTGAGCCTTTCCGCCAACTCAGAAGACCAGACCGGCAACGTGTATGACGTGATCTACCACAATTGCATGCATGGCCCGTTGGCGCAGTTGCGTGGCGTCGGATTGGACGTGGGTCAGACACGCATTCTCATTCCCGAAGAGTGCGGTGGCGGTGAGATCAAACCGGCCACGGCCGGCGGCGCTTCGAGTGATGGTGGTTTGCAAACATGGGCTGAATTTGATGAGTCGCATGAGTTCACGGGACGGGCGAAAGCCGCTGCCGAGTTTTTGGCTCGTAATCTGGCCAAGAGGAAACTTGATGCTGAACCTTGGGCGTTGGAGACCACGACGATGTATCAGCCTGGTATGGATTCGATGGCTGAAGAGACGTATAAGACGGCGTGGTCTGTTGCCGAGGGCAAGGTGAAGCACGATCAGCGTACGTTGTTCGACCATCGGTATGCGGTATTGCCGGTTGAGGAACTTGGTGACGAGAAGAAGCTCAGGCATGCGCTTATGGAAGCGTATGGCGCGTGTGCGATAAGCACGGACGGCAAGGACCATTTGATTCTTCCTGATGGTAGGGTCACGGCCATTGACCCGCGTACAGGCAAAGACCCGGAGGGGTATTCGTTGGCGATGGAGGGTGTCGAGCCGGGCCCGTCGAAGGACGGGTGGGTTGACCTTGATGGCCCTATGAGTCTTATTCTTCGCGCTAACAGTGACCCGTCAAGTTCGATTCGTTTCTATTTGAACTCGTTGACGTCGAGGGTGGATTCGTGGCTTCCTGAGTCGCAGATTCAGGCGCATTTGGTGGGTAAGGACATGTATTTGTCTGGTGACCGCCGGCAGATGATGGATGCTTGGAAGAATGTGATTCATGCTGATGATGAGATCACGCTTGGTTTCGATGGTTCCATCAGTGATGATTCCACGGCGCTTGTTGGGTGTCGTGTGCGGGATGGTTTGTTGTTCCTTATCAAACTGGAGCAGAAGCCGGATGATGCTCGTGCTGCTGATTGGCGTGTGGATCGTGAGGCGTTCGATGGCATGGTCAGGTTCATGTTTGAGCGTTACAACGTGGTCGCGTTCTTCGCGGATGTGAACCCGTGGGAGAGCATGATTGACGCGTGGGAGCGTGATTTTTCGGACAGGCTTGCGGTTGGCCCGCGTGGCCGGAATAGTACGAAGATCAAGTATTGGACGAACAATTGGTCTCGTGACGTGTATCAGGGTTTGGTGAACATGGCTGCGAACTTCACGTATGAGATGAAGCAGGTTCCTCGTCATGCCGAGCCTGACGTGTCGTCCATTGCGTTGCTTGCCGACCCTAGGTTGGTGGCGCATTTCCGTAATGCGCGTAAACGTGAGCGTTCGTTCGGCTACTTGGTGTTCAAGGAGACGCCGAACTCGCCGGAGAAGATTGATGCGATGATGGCTGGTTTGCTCGCGTATACGGCGCGCAACAGGTATTTGACCGACGGTGTGAAGGAAGAAGAGCCTGAGCAGTTCATTCCGTTCCGAGTGTATTAAAGGGGGTGTTGGCTTGTGTCGTTCAATAATCTGATAGTTGATGCTGCGGATGATGATGTGGATGCGTATTGGCTGAGTGTGTTGGCTGGCAGGCTTGCCGACCGTACTCCTATGCTGTGTACGTTGCGCACGTTCTATGATGGGCGTGAGCAGGTTCCGACGAATGCGATTCCTTCCGGCACTGACCAGAAGTCGTTCGCGATTTACAGGCGGTTCCTGGAGTTGGGCACGGTGAATTACGCGCGTATCATCACGGATAACGTGTCGAGCAGGCAGAAGCCTGTCGGTTTTCGGCAGGTGTCCGACCGTGTGATGCGTAGTGTCGAGGCTGATACGACGTGGCGTCATAATCGTATGGATTTGAAGTCTCGTCAGGTGTTCCATGATGTCGCCTTGTATGGTTCAGGGTATCTGCTTGTCACGGCAATGGGTGATGATGCGCGTATTGATGTGCTGACGCCTTGGAATACGTATGTGAGCGCTGATGATGATGTCGCGGTTCATTATTCGTATGATGACGTGAACAAGGTTGAGCGCATTGGCTTGTTCAGGTGTGAGCGTGACAATGATGGTGTGGTGTCGAGCGTGTATTGCCGTTCGGCGTCGAGGACTGCCGATGCGCGCACTCTGTTCGATGAGTCGGATAGTGAGGGGATTTACGGGTATTGCAATAATGCTGATTCCCGTTCCATTCGGTTCGAACAGAACTTCGAATGGGATGGTGGCCGTCAGAATTTGGATTATGCGACGGAGTGTGGCTATCTGCCGTTGATTCGTCTTGGCTCTGGCAGTGGCATGGGGCAGTTCGAACCGCATATTCCCGCGTTGAGTGCGTTGGATCAGCAGAAGTTCGACCGTTTCTGCATTCAGACGATGCAGGCGTTCCGTCAGCGCGGCATCAAGGGTATGAAACGTACCGTGTACACGGAGAATGACCCGCAGGTGAAGGCTGGCATGGCTCAGGCCGGTGATCCGATTGATTTCGGTGAGTTGTATGCGATGGGGCCTGCCGCGTTGTGGATGTTGCCTGATGGTGCTGACGTGTGGGAGTCCCAAGTCACGGATATTACGCAGTGGTGTACGGCTTCGGCGCATGATGTGAAGCAGTTGGCTGCGGCGACAGGCACTCCGTTGGATATTCTCAGCCCTGATGTGGCAGGTAGCGCCGAGGGTGCTTCGTTGAAGCGTGAGAGCCTGCTGTCGAAGGTCGAGGATTTGAATGCGCGTGCGAATGATGCGTTTGTGCGTGTGCTGCGCATGGCAATGGTCACGTCCGGGAATGCTCAGGCCGTTGATGACGAGTTCGAGACGGTGTGGGCGCCGATTGCTATGGACAGTGACCTGAACATGGCTCAGGCTGTGAACTATGTGAAGGATGTGCTGCCGGTCAAGCTGATCATGCGTCGGTTCCTGCATATGACGGAGACTGAGATTTCCGAGGCCATGCAGGACATGGCCGATTCGACGTATCAGACTGCGCTCGTGTCAGCGTCTGCTGCGGCTTCCGCTGCGGAACGTACCTCCGAGCAGACTGGAGGAATGGTGAGCGTCGATGATTTCGATGACGGTTCAAAGGCGCTTGTCGATGTGGGTGGTGAATCCGATGGGTAGGTTGACGCCGCGTGGACGGAAGCGTATCAAACGGTCTAATTTCGCGTTGCCCAAGGAGCGTAAGTATCCGATTCATGATCTTGCTCATGCGCGTAATGCGTTGGCTCGTGTGGCCCAGTATGGGACGGCGAGTGAGAAGCGTAGGGTGCGTGCGGCTGTAGCAAGGAAGTATCCGAGTTTGCGGAAGCGGGGCCGTTGATGGCGGTGTTGACCCGTGTCGAACAAGCTGTGGATACGTTTGCGCAACAACGGTCTGAATTGATCCAAACATATGTTCGGCAGGTGTGGAACATATGGAAGTCGTTGACGCCTTCGGATTGGTGGAATGATGCCGTCACTTTGGGTGCCGCCTCTCAGGCCGCACGGTTTGAGATGGCGTTTCTTGAGGCGGTTGGCCGTCTTGGTGTGAGCTATGCGGATGCGATGCTCGGCATGGGCGGTGTTGAGTCGGGTAGCGCGTTCGATACGGCGTATGTTGCGCCGCGTCAGAACACGACGCCTCTTGATGTGATGCTGCGCGTTCCGGGTGAGTATCGGCATATGGCGGTGCAGTCGCCGTCTCTCCGCCCGGATTCATGGGATGCGATCGAAGGTGCGGACCTGTCCACTGTGACGGGTTGGTTGCGGGCGTCGCTTGACCGGCTTGAGGACATTGCGAACACGGATGCGCAGATGACCGCGCATCGTGTCGCGTTGGGCAGGTTCAGGGAGAATGGCGTGACGCAGTATCGGCGTGTCATCCATCCCGAACTGTCGAAGACCGGTACGTGTGGCTTGTGTGCTGTGGCTTCCACTCGCGTGTACAGCACGCGCTCGTTGATGCCGTTGCATTCGAACTGCAAGTGCGGTGTCGCGCCGATTACGACGGTGAACGATGTCGGCAAGGATATTTCCGAAGCTGATTTGCAGCGTTTCTACGACTTGGCCGGTGGTAATACCGCCGCCGACCTGAAAAGCATCCGCTTGCAGGTGCAGACCAATGGCGAACTCGGCCCCGTGCTGGCGGACGAGGCTCGCAAGTCTGGTCGCACTGTGAGCAACTGGACGCCGCCTGACCGCAAGACCACGCGGGAACAGGCGAAACGCATCATACGCAACTATCGAACCTACGACGCCATGTACAAGGAACTGTTGGACGGCAAGGAACAGGTCAAAAAGACTGTTGACGGCCACACTCGCATCTTCAAACAGACACGTCGGGCGACGATGGTGCAATCACGAAACTTCTACAGGAATTATGTTCAGGCCCTTCGCAACGAGTGGCCTGATCTGTAAATCAACTGGCACACAATCGGAAGGATTGAACATGCCCCAGGAAATCAACAACAGTGAATCCACTGCCGAAAAGGCCGTGGAAGCTGAAATCAAGGACGCTGCGACGAACATCAAGGCGTCCGAGCCGGAACCGGACACGGAATCCTCCGGTGACAAGGTGAATGACGAGGTGGATGCGCCTGAGTCAGACCTTGACCACTGGAAGCGTATGAGCCGTAAGAACGAGAACGATTTCAAGAAGGCGAGCAAGGAGCGTGACAGTATCGCGTCCCAGCTCACCGAGGCTAATCTTCGTATCGCCCGTCTGACCGCGCAGCGTGAGCATCCGCAGATCACTGACGAGATGTTCGACAAGCTGTGTGGCGCGTCCACACCTGAAGCGGTGGCCGAATGGGCTGAATCGTTCGCTGGTCTTGTCTCCAAGCAGGATGCTGTGAATGAATCCCCGCATGAGGCGAACGAGTCTGCTGAGCCTACTCAGTTGCAGCTCATCATGCAGGGTGTGCGCGCGAACAAGGTAGGCGGCGGCAAGATGAAGGGTGCTGTCGAATCCGAAGAGGATGGGCGTGCAATCGCCCGAAAGCTCAATGAGAAACGTATCGCCCGCGCTCATGGCCGTGTATCGTCCGGCGATAAGTAAACAAGTTTAGAAAGGATTATTTCATGGTCAACATGATTCATAGCACTGGTGTGCGTAGCGTCATCGACGATCAGACGTGGCGTTATGGCGAGCAGCTGCCGGGAACGGTGAGTGTCACCCTTGACCTTGCCACGTTCTCCACTGCGAAGACGGAAAACAAGAAGAAGTATCTGACTGGTCTTGATGATTCCGCCACCGAGGTGTACATCAAGTCCGGTGTGCCGCTGGCTCGTATCACCTCCGGCGCTTCCAACGGCTTGTATGGCCCGTATGACCCGGAGGCGAAGGATGGCCGTCAGGAACGTGTTGCAGGCTTGCTGGAATCGCAGATCAAGGTGAACGTGACCGTCGGTGGCTGGGAGGTCGAGGACAGTGAAGTGGTCGGTATGCGTTTCCGTGGCAATGTGATTGTCAAGAATCTTCCAGTCGTTCCGGCTGACACGGTTGCGTGGAATGGTGATTTCGTGTCTGTTGACCCGGATACCGGTACCACGAAGCGTCTTCCCAACACGGTTACCCCCGGTGCGTGAGGCTGCGATTACAGGCATTGAGTTTTGAAACCCGCCCATTGTGGCGGGTTTTTGCATATTTGAAAGGAATTAACCTATGGCTACTGTTGAGAAGACGATTCTCAGCCCTTCGGCTGCGTCCGGTCTGGTGGACGAGTCGTTTAACGCGCTTGATGCGAAGCTGCCGTTCTCGAACGTGCTGCCGGTCGTGTCGAACAATGGTGAGAAGACCGTGCGTTGGACGCCGTACATTCCGGCCCCTGCCACTGATGCGATGACAGTTCGCGCGTGGGATGCCGAGGCTGGCTATCTGAAGACCACCGAGCAGGCTGGAGAGAAGTTTGCGGGTCTGCTGCCGATGTCGAAGAAGGCGCATGTGTCGGAACGTGACCTGATCGGTCGTTCCGGTGACACTGCTTTCCTGCGCACCAAGCTGGCTGAGCATTTTGACCAGTTGGGTCGTGAGGCCGCCGTCAAGGTGGAGCTGCTGCGTATCAATGCGATGGTGAACGCGAAGATCGTGCTCAATGAGAACGGTGTGAACGCCACGTATGATTTCGAACGTCCTACCGCGTTGAACGATGTCGCTCCGACGAAGAAGTGGAATGTTTCGGGCGCCACCCCGTTGAAGGACATCAAGAAGTGGGTGAAGCTGATTACAGACAATCATGGTCGCACTCCTTCGGCTGTGCTGACCACGAGTGCGGTCATTGAGGCGCTGTCCACGAATGAGGAGATCATCACCGCGTACACGGGTCAGAGTGCGGCGAATAGCCCGTCGTTCATCTCCCCTGATGCTGTCAAGCAGGTGCTTGCCTCGTATGCGGGGTTGACTTCCGTGCAGGAAATCGACCTGATGTACACCCAGTTGGAGCGTGACAATGGCATTCTTCTGCCTGTCGCTGTGAACTCGCTGATTCCTGACGCGACATTCCTCATGTTCTCCAGCTTCAATGACACGACGCTTGGTTTCACCGCGTCCGGTCCGACCGTTGAGGCTGACGACCCGGAGTATGGCATCAACCGTGCGGACAATTACGGCATGATTGGCCTGGTCATGGCCGAGGCCGCGCCTACCCGTTATGACGTGTGGGTGAACGGCTCGTACATGCCGATTCTCCAGCAGGCTGTCTCCACGTGCAAGGCGAACGTGTTGTGATCCTGTAAGGGGGGTGGTCGCTGATGGCGGTGAATGTCGAAGACATTGATTGGGTTGACGCGATCCTCACGTATGGCGGGAACACGCCGGAAGTGTTCATCGACCGTTTGGATGATGAGAAGTGGATTATCCCGCATTGTTTGACGGCGTGTGACATTGCGTTCGCTGAATGCCCGGCTGCCCGTTACAGGTTGGATAGTGGCGCATTGAGCGAACGCACGTTCACGTATGTGATTTGTGCGATGGTGTTGCGTGTGGCGCGTTGGTCGATGCGTAAGAGCGAATCGAACGGCGCGTACACGCGTACCGATCAGGTCATGGACATGAGTCCGCCCGGTTGGGAGGCCAGCCCGGATTTGCATGTGACGAAGAAGGAGCGGGCCTTGCTCACCGGTGTGAGTGAGGATTCCGCACCGTTCGGCACGGTGAAGTTGGGTCTTGACCGCGCGTATGGCAGGTGATGCCGAATGGCGTACTTGTTTTCGTCGGACAAGCCCAAGGAGCCGGTCGATTCTTCGTTCGAGAATGAGTCGTTCGTCAAACTGACTGACTTGCTTTATACGTCGAAGATCATTGTCGCCCCGTCCACTATTAGGCGGAGTGCGCATGGCGTGACGTATGAGTGGGGTGAGCCGGCGTGGTGTTGGTGTTCGCTTGAGGGTCGTGAGCAGCAGGCGGGCATGTTCTCGATTTCCGGTGCTGAGGATAAGAACCCGCAGTCGTCGGGTGGTTTGCGTGAGGTCACGGTCAAGCAGATTCAATGCCGTGAATGGCATGGTGACATTCACACGTTCGTGTGGATTGACGGCGACCTGTACGACGTGGACGGTGCGCCGGAACATCGTGAGCATGGCAGGACGCACCATTGGGAGATTCATGTGCGTCGCGCCGCCGATATGGGCATGATTCCCGAGGAGTTTCGGCTTCGGCCGAAGCTGCCGGCGGATGATGCGCCCGTGTGGGGCGAATCGAAGGAGGCGTTGGCATGGTACGAGTCCGGCTCGATAGGCACCTGAGCACGAGGATCGCGGAGGAGTTCGGCCCGGCGTTGACGCGTGCCGAGGGCAAAAGGGTGTTGGCGAGGGCGAAGGCTCTCGCGAACGCTGCGGCCATTGGCCGTAATCCGGGTCATTCCGTCGCGGATCGTATCGAATGGGGCATCAAGTATCACGGTATTGACACGACGGTGGGTATGACGGTCATTGGCCGTGACGGCTCAGACGTGTCGATGGCGCATGAGGTCGGCGCTTGGAACAAGCAGGCGGGCCGGTTTGTTGAGGGGCATCATGTGATGCAGCGTGCGGCGAGGGGAGGTTGACCGCAATGGTTGCGCCTTCCATTGATTTGAACGTATGGCCTGAGCTGCGTCCGCAGTTGGATGCGGAAAGCCTGGTCATGGAACTGTTCGAGCAGGGATTCGCACAGCCGCCGGAAGGGTCGGTTGGCGAGGAGTTCCGCACGCGAACCAAGTTGGAGACCCGGGGGGCCGGCGAGCCGAACGACAGTACGAGCGTCCTGTCGGTGTCGGACGGTTTGCCGAAGGTGCTTGTGTTCAACGAGATCGACGTGGACGTGGACGCGTATGTGCAGGCGACCGATGTGGTCGTCTTCCATGTGGAGCCGCCCGAGTTCGCCTCACGGAATCATCAGGGCGCGTTCTGGGATGTGTCCATGAGCGTGCTTGTCGAATCCGTGGACGCCGATCGTGCGTTTCGTCTCGCATCCTATGTGCGGCAGCTGGTCATGTGCTGGCCGTTCATGGGCGACACGGACGCCGGTCGGGTGGTGCAGATTCGTACGCCGCCCGCGTTCGCGAAGGCGGCCGGCGGCAAACAGGCCACATCGAAACGCGTCAAACAGTATTCGACCGCATCGGTGTGCGAGTTCGTCGCCCGCGACAACGCCTCATAGTCTCTTCCCTCTGTTCTCTTTTTCTGCCCGCATCGCCTCGCCGGTGTGCGGGCTTTCGTATTTCAAGGCCATTCCGCCATGTGCGGGGTGGTTTTTCGTGTTTGAAAGGACACAATCTTATGGCGATCAATGACAAGTCCGTGCATAAGAGCACGTATGGCACGATCTTCTACGCTCCGGTCGGCACCGCGCTGCCGACCAATCCGTTGGAGGCGTTCAAGATCAACGCCAGTGAGGTCAACGCCGGCGGTGATGGCGGCTCGGCGAAGTGGAAGAACCTCGGCCACACGTCGGCGAACAACATGGCCGAGCTGACCATCAACCCGGGTGACGCGAACTCGTCCGACACATGGCTCAAGAAGAACTTCCGTACCACGTACGGTGATGCGTCCGCGCAGTTGAGCGTCAAGGCGTTGCAGATCGACAAGGAGACGTTGCAGCTGATCTACAACGGCACCGCCGACACCGACGGCGGCGGCGTCGAGGTGGACATCGCGGCGAAGCCGAATGTGCTTGCCCTTGTGCTCGTCGCGCAGGAGACGCCGGACGATACGGACCCGGCGAAGTGGCTCGTCGAGATGCGCCGCACGTCCATCACGCCTGACGGCGGTCCTACCCTGTCGCGTGATGATTTCGTTGAGCAGGGTCTGATCGCGCAGATCGAGGATCCGGGCAACAACAAGAAGCCTCTGCACTTCGTGCTGCCGGCTGCGGACTGATTAATACTTCCCCTTGTGTCTTCTCTCCCGCGAGACACGAGGGGAACCCTTTTCGTAGGCGGGGGATTGTTGATTGGTATTCAAGGCGGGAGAGAAAGACATGGCGAACGATAATGGCGTGCAAGTCGAGAACATCGAAGAAAAAGAAGAAGTCCACATCCCAGAAACGTGGGAAGCGCTCGTAGAGGATACTCCGATCCTGACTGGTTTGCCGGAGCCGAAGCCGGCGCGTGAGTTCACATTCGCTGATGCGTGCGCGTTCAACGAGGCGCATACTGAACTGGTCGCGGTGTATGCCGCTCAGGAACGTAAGCGGCTTGATGCGGATACTGCTACGGCGGAGACGGCCGTAAGCATGGTGAAGGAACGCAACAAGACGGTCGGGCATATGCTGGACTTCCTCAAGTCCATTGTGCCCGACCCGGCCGGCGTGGATGCGTGGACGACGGGCATGGACCCTGACATCATGTTCCTCGCGTTCCTGAACGTGGTCACGTATTATGCGGGCCAGTTGGGAAAAGCGTCGGCGTCGAAGGCATCTTCGACGGGTACGAAACAGAACTGACCGCTGATTTCCAACGGTTCTACGGGTTGGACGTGACCGACCCGTCCGGGTTGAACGCGCTGCGCCTGACCCGGCTTATCGAGGGGTTGTGCATGATGCCGGACAGTCTGTACCGTGCACGCCTGCTGTCGGAAAGCGACACTGACGACGAAGGTTCGGATGCGAAGAAGCCGGTGGTGTTGCCGTGGCTTGGCTGGGATGCGAGGACGATGCTGCTCACCGATGTGCGCAACCTCGTCGAGGCGTGGAGCCTCGCGCAGTGCGGTGATGGCAAGACCGACCCGGCTCCGGTGCATTACCCCTCGTATAAGGAACCGTCCGAGCTGCCTCGTGGCGAGGTCGGGTTGGACGATTTCATGATGACGGCCCAACTGTTCGGCATGGGCTGACATCATCATTGCCCCGCCCATGTGGCGGGGTTTCGCTTATGTACGCCAATTGGCAGAGCGCCGCATATGTGGTTGCGGGTATACCGGTTCGAGTCCGGTCATAGGCGCTGGTATTTCATTGCGCGCACAGCAGGGGGTGTGGGTATGGCTGACGGGTTCAAGGCGGGTACCGTCTACATCGACGTCGAACCGGAGACGCGTGGCTTCTATGCGAAAGTCAAGGCCATGTTGGAGCGTCTGGATGATCAGACCATCCATTTGGATGCGGACGTCGATATGGCGGCTGCCCGCGCCCAGCTGGAACGGTTGCAGCGTTCGGGCGGCACGATTGATTTCGATGCGCGGGTGAACACGAGCGCGTTCGACAAGGTGCACAAGCAGCTTGCTGAAATGGCGTCGATCGCCGACATCGGCCTGACGGCCGACACCGACGATTTCGACAAGAAGGTCGCTGCCGCCTTTGACACGATGCGCCGCAACCATGCGGAGGCCGTCAAAGGCATCGACGCGGATTCGTTGAAGGAGTTCAAGGCGCAGCGCAGCCGTCTTCGTGAGCTGTCCGACGAGCGCAAGCGCGCGTTGGTGGAGGCGTCCGACTATACGAAGCGGCTGGATAAGAACCATGCGATGCTGACGAAGACGATCGAACGCAACCGAGACGAGTATGCGAGGCTTGCCGCGCAGATCGAGGAGGCTCGTGGGCGGCGCGACGCGTTCAAGCGCGGCACTGAGGACTTCCGTTCGGCAAGCGCCGAAGTGAAGCAGCTTCGTCAGGCATACGCCGATCTGGGCAAGACCATCAAGGGCGAGGAGCGCACGCTCGCAAAGATGGAACGCGACCGGGCTAAGTATCTCAAGCAGCATGAGCGTTCCGTCAAGAAGATCGAGACTGAGTACAAGAAACTGTCGAAGACGGTTTCCGAGGGCGCGGACGCATTCAAGTACGCGAAGGACAATGCGGGACGCTTCAACAACGTGGTGCGTGCCGGCAATACGCTTATCGACCGTAACGGGCTGAGCGTGCAGCGTCTGAGACGTGACCTTGAGGGACAGACGGACGCGTTCCGTAAGGCGTCTCAGCAGGTGCGTGACCATAATGCGCGTCAGCGTGAATTGTCGAAGTCGTTGCTTGCGACCGAGGGCAATGTGGATGCGTTGCGTCGCACGTTGGGCCGTGTCCAGTTCGTGGATACGAAGTCGCATGTCAAGGATTTGGATGCGATGACGGAACGCGTATCCGCATTGCAGAAGGAACTGCTGAAGGTTCGTAACAATCCGTCGGCGACGCTCAAGTTCAAGGCGGAGCTGGAAGAGGGTACGCTGCGTGCGGACTTGGAACGGTTGAGCCGTGACGTGCAGGTCGAGGTGCGTGTCAACGCACAGCAGATGGCGCTTGAGAATCTTGAACGTGAACTGTCCGAGCTTGAACACAAGCGGGTGAACATTCCCGTCGATCTGAAGGTCGATTATGAGAACGCGATTGCGGAACGCAAGCGTCTGATCGAGCAGATTCGCAAGAATCCCGAACTTGACTGGGAGGTCAAGTCGGATGTGGACATCGATGAGGCGAATGCGCGTCGTAAGCTGCGGGACTTGCAGAACGACTACAAGAAGCTCGACATGGACGTGGATTTGGAGACCGCGTTGGCGCGCGCCCATCTGGCGTATTTCACGCGGCCCCGCACGGTTGACATTTTCGCGAAGTTCCACGGCACGGACTTGGGTAAGATTCTCAGCGGTATGACGGCCGGTGCGACCGGTTTGCAGGGTGTGCAGAACCAGTTCCAGAACTTGGTGAACCTGTTCGACCGGTTGGATAAGGTGGTTCCGAGGGTCGCGCTTGTGGGCACTGTCCTGTCGGATGTGGCGGCGGGTGCGATCAATCTCGCCGGCACGGTCGGTGGCTTGGGCAAGAGCATCGTGAGCATGTCGAAGGCGGCGTATGCGGCTCCGGCGGCGTTGACCGGTATGGGGTTGGCGTACGCTTCGCTGCGGATGATTATCGGCGACAAGGGCAAGGCGTGGACTGAGAACATCAATCTCGCCGGTACCGCGTTGGACGGTTTGGGCGAGAAGCTTCAGGACACGTTCTATAAGAAGGCTGGCCCGGCGTTCAAGGAGTTCGCCAATCAGGTCGGGAACGTGGTCGGCCCGCAGATGCAGAAGTTGGCGTCGCTTGAGGCGGACGTGTTCACGGGCATGTTGGACATGGTGAACGCTTCGCGCAAGGTGGGCCAGTTGGGGCGTGTGTTCACGCATGTGAACGATTCGCTTCGTCTGTTGACTCCGGGTGTGGAATCCGTGGTTGATGCGTTCCTGAACCTGTCGGATGCTGGTGGCACGTATCTGGCGCAGTTCTCGAACTGGTTGAGCCGTAACATGGAATGGTTCGCCACATGGTCGCGTGCCGTGCAGGCTGATTCGTCCACGATTGATGCAGCCATGTCTCAGGTCAAGGAGCAGGCCGGGTATTTGGCGGATTCGTTCTTCGCGTTGAAGGATATAGCCAAGGGCGTGTTCGGTGCTTTGGGGCAGAACCAGAACGGGCTTGAACGGTTCGCCGTGAACTTGCAGAAGGCTGCGCACGCGGTCAACTCGATCAGTTTCCAGGACACGATGAACGCGTGGGTGACTGGTGCGCAGAACGCGCAGCATGGAATGCGTGACGCGTTCTCTCAGGTGGGTCAGGCCGCGAACATCATGCGGCAGGACGTCGCCTCGGTGATGTCGAACCTTGGTGAGTTGACGGGCAACGTGTTCGGTGACGTGACCCGTTTGGCTGGTCGTGTCAGTCCGTCGTTGTCGAAGTTCAGCGACGGTGTGAAGCAGGGCATTTCGTCTATTTCGGATGCGTTGGCGGACGTGTCGCCGATGTTCGGCGAGCTGATCGAGATGGCTGGCAAGCTGTCGCGCACGTTCGGTGGCACGTTGGCGGCCACGTTGAAGGCTGCCGCACCGTCGATTGAGGCTATCGCGAAGGCTACGGGCACGGTTGCGGATGCGTTCAACAGGCTGCCTGATCCCATCAAGGGCGCGTTGGGCTTGTGGGTGACGTTCGGCAAGGCCGGTTCGACCGCGTTGACGGCGTTGAAGACCGGCATGTTGGACAACATTCAGAAGACGCTTTCGTATCGCAGGACGCTCGCCGACTTGGGTTTGAGCGCTGGGGATGCGGGCATCAGTTTCGGTAGGCTCGTGCAGGCGCAGGTCAAGATGCGCAGCGGCAACATCGCCGGTGTTCTGTCCGACAGTGCCAAGGGTATGAGCGGCCTGTCGTCGGCGGCGAAGGATGCGGCGCCGGGGATTCTCGCGGTCGGTACGAACATGGCGAAGAGCACTGGTAAGCTGTCCGGTGTCGCCAATGGTCTCAAGACGGCTGGTAGTGCATTGCTCGGTGCCGTTGGCGGTCTGCCCGGTATCGCGGTTTCTGCTGGTCTTACGGCCGTGGTCACTGCGTTTTCGAGCTATTCTCAGCATGTGTCCCAGGCGCGTGAGGTTCAGGAAGGTTTCAACGAGGCTGCGAGAGCCACGCCGGGCGCGTTGGCCGCTCAGGCGAAGACGTTGCGTGACTATCCGAAGCAGTTGGACAATTTCGCGGTGAAGGCCAAGGACGGGTTCGAGGCATCCCGTAGTTTCTGGGACAATCTCAACCCGACCAAGACGAACTTCGCTTCGGCGGCCGAGGCGTTGAAGGACGTCGGCATGAACGTCGATGACGTGGCGAAGGCTACGGTGTCGGGCCGTGGCGCGTTCGGCAAGTACGGCAAGTCGCTTTCCGATATCATCAACACGAATCGGGAACTGTACAATCAGTCAGACGGCGATGCGGCGAAGGCGTACAAGAAGCAGGCTGATGCGGCGCAGCTGGTGCTCGATAAGATGAACGAGTACCGTCAGCAGGCGTTGACGTCGTTGAAGGCGAAGGCCGCCGATGTCGGCAAGACCGCCGAATGGGTCGATCAGATGGACGAGGCTGGGCAGTCGCTCACGTCGATCTCCGAAGGTCTGCTGTCCGAGACGGAGCAGTCGGAACGGTTGGTGTCCGTCAAGGGCGCGTTGGCGCAGATGACGAAGCAGCAGCAGTCTGCGTGGATTCAGGCGCAGTCTGCCGGCAGCTCGTATTACAAGACGCTCGACCAGATGCCCGAGGCTTTGTCCGAGGTGAAGGCTCAGGTCGATGCGGGTAATTCGGCGTGGAAGGGCCTCGCCGAGGGCTTCGACCTGACGAGCGAGTACGGCCGTACCGCGTCGGATGCGATGAACGCGTTGGCGTCGAACACGACCGCGTACATCGATGCGATGATCGCGCGTGGCGACAGTTGGGATACCATCAACGGCAAGTATGGCGAGCTTCGCAAGAACCTTGAGGAGCAGGCGCGCGCCGCCGGCGTCGCCGAGGGTGACATCAAGGCGTACGTGGACACGTTGATGGGTACGCCTGAAGAGGTGAAGACGCGCGTCGAGCTGACTGCGGATCAGGCGAAGCTGAATCTGATTTCGCTCGTCGAGCAGATGCAGTACCTCTTCCCGGACGGCAGTCGCGACGAGCAGAAGCAGCTCGTCATCGACGCGATCACGAATGGCAAGCTGGATGTCGCCGGATTGAACAAGCTGCTGCTTGAGATGTCCGATAAGAGGCATACCGTCCATGTGGATGCGAACACCGGCACTGTGTATTCGACGTTGAACGGCGTCGAATCGTATCTGAAGCATATCTCCGGTGAGCGTTGGGATGCGTATGTGCAGGCGAAGATCAACGGCAAGGACGATGTGGACGCGTTAGCGGCCGCGTTGGACGGCGTGCCGAACGCCAAGGAGACACTGCTGAAAGCGAAAGAGGAAGGCAAGAGCCTTCTTGTTGCGTTCGTCGAACTGCTCGCTCAGCTTCCCGAGGCCAAGGACGTCAAGGTCGGTGCCGAAACTGACGAGGCGCACGAGAAGGTGTCGGCGTTCATTAATGATCCGTCGGATGTGAAGACGATTCCGGCTGATTTGACGCTTGGTGAGGCTGATGGGCAGTTGTCGGCTTGGGCTGCGGTTTCCGTGAAGAAGCCGGTGGAAACCGAGGTTGAGCAGCCGTCGCTGATTGGTACGATCGCGAGCATCACTTCGTTGATTACGTCCACGTTGATTCCGCCTGCGAAGGTTCGCGTCGAGGGTGATGATACGGATGCGCGTACGAAAATCGGGGCGATGCAAGCGTTTGGTGGTCAAACGTTGGCTTCCATGTTGGCGCTCATTCTTGGTGATGATACGCAGGCGCGTAATGCCATTGGTGGTGTGAGTGCGTTCAACGGGGTGACGATTGCGAATCCTTGGGCGCGTGTCTTGGGTGAGCATAATTTGGCTTCGGCTGCCATTCGTGCCATCAGCTCGTTCAATGGGCGTACGATTGCGAATCCGTGGGCACGAGTCGCAGGTGAGAACGTGTTGGCGAGGACGGCTATCAACGCCATCAGGTTGTTCAACGGTATGACGATCGCCCGTCCGGTGGCGCGTGTGCAGGGTGATGACTCCAGCGCCCAGGCTGTGTTCAGTGCGATTGCGAGTACGAATGGCTCCGTGTTGGCTACCCGCTACGTGGACATTGTGACGCGCGGCTCGGGGTCGGTGAAGGCGGCGACTGGTGGTCGTATTCATGGGCCGGGTACTGGTACGTCTGATTCGATCCCGGCGATGCTGTCGAATAACGAGCATGTGATTCGTGCGTATGCGACGGCGAAGCTGGATCGTGAGGTTGGGCCGAACTTCCTGAACGTGCTCAACCAGACGGGTGATCTGAGCAAGGCATTGGCGAATGCGAACAGTCATTACTTGGATTCGGCCCGGTCGTTGGCGCGTGGCGCGTACGCGACTGGCGGCAGGGTCAAGACGATGTTCTCGGGCGCGACGAACGTGCATGTCGATGGTGGCAAGACCGTGAACCAGACGTTCAATCTTCAGACGAAGGTGGTGCGTTCGGATCAGGATTTGCACGCTGCGGCGCAGATCGACCGTGCGGCGTTGATGCGTACCGCGAGAAGGGAGGCGAGGCTATGACGGTTGCGTTTCTTGAATTGTCGGCGAATGGTGTGGCCCCGGTTCGTTTCGAGTGCGAACCGGGGTCGGCACCTCGCCTGTATTTTCTTGAGGCGGGTATCGACGGATGGTATTCGACGCCTGATCTGAAAGTGTCCACGGTTGAACGCGGAACGGGTGATGGTGCGCATGATGTGCCGGAGTCGTGTATCGATTATGCGACGCGTACGGTGCAGGCCACGGTCGGCGCTTTGGGCGGCGACCGTGCCGAGACGTTGCGCCTGTGGGATTCGGTGCGCCGGTTCGCGCATCGGCTCGTCAAACTGCGGCTTGTGGATGACGACCATGACTGTTATGTCGAGGGCATGATGCGGCTTGAGGGGCCGGCCGAGTGGGAGGCCGATTGGATGCAGGGCGTGGTCACGGTCGTATGCAACCGGCCGGAAATCCTTGCGACGTCACCGCAGACCGGGCAGATGCTGCCCGTGTTGGATGTGGCTGACGGCAACGGCCTGTCCTACAACCAGCGTGGTCTTGAGACCTTCTGGACGGGGGAGCCGAACAATTCGCCTTCGGTGTTGCGTACGGATGTGCTGAGAGGTACGAAGGGTTTGGCGTATCCGTTGAAGTATTTGACGCGGCGCAAGATTGTGCGGCCGAATCAGGTCACGTTCACGAATCATGGCACGTCGCCCGCCTATCCGGTGTTCACTTGTAACGGGCCTATGCCGAACGGTGTCGATCTCGTGGTAGAGGGCACGGGCCAGTGGTTGCGTTGTTCGCAGCCGGTGTTCGGCGAACCGCTCGTGTTGGACTGCCGTAGCCGTACGGCGCAGGTGGGTGGTTTGGATGTGTCGCGCACGCTCGTGTCGCGTGGCTTCCCTGTCGTGCCTCCGCATGGGTCGGTGACGGTGACGTTGCGCACGGCTGGTGACGGCTGGGTGGACGCGTTGATGCGCGACACATGGATGTGACCTTCATGTTTCTCATTGTTCAAGGGCTGCACCGTTGTGGTGCGGCCCTTATCGTATTGGCTTTTCTTTGAATGGTGGTGAGCGTATATGACTACGGCTCTTGGCGTGTCCTGTGATGATGACGGCAACGGTGTGACGCCGTTGACGCATCGGCATATCATCGGCGGGTTCTTCCAGAACACGGGCATCATGGACGGACTTGGCGTGTCAGGTCGTTCCGATTTGACCTATCAGGTTGCGGAGGGTGTCGCCGTGTGTTCGCGTGGCGATTCGGACGGTAAGACGTTGGCGTATTGGCCGGGCGGCGCCTCACCTGCCGTGTCGGCTGGCGATCCGTCGAATCCTCGTATCGATGTGGTGTGGGTTCGGGCGTTGAACAAGCCGGAATATGCGGGTGATGCAAGCAATCAGGTCGAGGTTGGTGTGACGCAGGGTGTGGCGTCGGTGTCGCCGGTAGAGCCGACGATTCCGACGGATGCGACGCCGCTGCGCGCCATGCTGATGCCGGCTGGGGCGACGGCGACGCAGGCCGCTTCGGCGACGAAGGACGTGACCTACTGCATTCCGTTCGGCAGTGCGGGCCGTCAGGTTGCGTATTTTCGTATCGCGAACGGTTTCACGTTGTCGTCGAAGACGCCGGTCGCATACTGCAAGTGCAAGATCACGTTGCCGACCGACCGGCGTTTGCAGTTGCGGTTGTTGACTAATTTCTGCGCGTCGAAGTCGAATGGTGCACCGGACTTTTCCAAGTATTCGGAATTGTTCATGGCGTTCCGTATCGACGGCACTGAAGTGGGTAGGCGTCATTATGTGGTCGCCTATGGTTCGTGGGCGGATAAGCCGGCGGTCATCGAGGACGTGTCGTGTGGCCGTGGCGAGCACACGTTGGACGTCATCATGTGGGTCGGTAACGGTACGAGCGCGGACTTCCACGGTGGTGCGCTGCCGGGCGTCGTGCTGACGGCGACGGACTTGGGGCCGGACGAATAAACGATAGAAGGGGATGGCATGGCGTTTCGTGACGGCTGGAACTTCTTTCTTTATGACACGGTTACGGGTTTGCTTGCGGAGCAGATCGACGTACCTGCGTTCACATGGTCAATGAGCGTGTCCGACGCTTCCTTCTCGACGAGCAAGGATAAGGGTTTCGGTATCGACGACGTGTCGGGTCTGGAACTGCCGTGGGGGCAGATTCCGGGCGAGACGGCGGCGGCAAAGGCAAGCGCTTTGATGCCGTATAAGCGTGGGCTTGTCGCGTTCTGGCATACGAAGACGGATGATGCGAACATGCCGGGCCGTCCCGTATTGGGGGGCGCATTGGGTGTGCGCAAGTCTTCCCAGTTGGATGTGTCCATGCCGTTCGTGTCGATGCTCGCCATGCTCGAAGACCGGTACTTGGTGCATGAGGGCCGTTTCGGCAAAGGCAAGGGCAACAGTTCGCCGGACGAGTTCCGTTGGGTGAATCTGTCCTGGCGGGCGTTGGCGTGCGAGACGATCCGGCAGTGCACGGAGGTGAAACCGGGCGGCGCCTTGCCTATCGATTTGCCGTATCTGGGCGAGAAGGGCACGCATCAGCTGCCGGAAGTGTCCGGTGATGAGGAGGACACGGCGTCGTCGGACACGAAGACGGTGAAGAAGGTCACGAAGCCTGACGGTTGGGTGTCTACCACGACGGAGGGGGATACGGTCACGGTCGTGGACCATACGGAGAAGGTCACGTCTAAGACGGTCACTGTCAAGGAAAAGTATACGGTGTGGCAGAAGGGTAAACGCGTCCAGCGTACCCGCGACAAGCAGAAGACCATCCGCACGGGCCGTACCGTGACGGAGGTGAAGACGGTCACGAAGCCGAAAGGCAGTTACCGGATCGAGAAGACGGTGACGAAGACGATCACCACATACAAGTATGACGGCAACGGCAAGGAGACCGGCAGCACGAAGAAGACCGAGGGGCCGACGACGACGGTGGAGCAGAAGCCGGTCGAGGTGCGCTACAGGGATTTCAATGTGACGAATCATCGGTGTGCGGACATCCTGCGCGCCATCGCGAACAGTGCTGGCGGCCCGGATATGCAGTTCCGCCCGTATCTGACCGAGGACGGGCGGCATATCCGCTACCGGTTCCTCGCCGGCAGTGATGGTGACATCTACCTGCATCAGGACAAGCGATTGTCACTCGCGTATGCGGCGGGTGAGGCGTCCACTTTGGAGAACATCACGGTGGACAGGGCGCAGCCGATGATGCGTGTCTACGGTGTGGGAGCAGGCACCGGCAGTGGCACGTTGACGTATTTGGCGGAGGATTTGTCGTTGGTGAACCGGCGTGACCCGTGGCCGTTGGTCGAGACGACTTTTCAGGATTCCAAGGCGGAGGAGATCGGCCTGTTGCGCAGTGGCGCGACGGCGGTGTTGCACGCGAATCGGCAGCCGTTGATGCAGGTCAAGGGTGAAATCAACGCGTTTGATGAATCCGCTGGCATTCCCTTGCACCCGTTGGGCAGTTTCTGGCCGGGGGAGATGTTCGACGTTTCGATTCAGGGATTCCCGGACGTGCCGGACGGCGTGTACGGGATGCGGTTGATGCAGATGAGCGGTGATGAGACGGGCAAGGTCGAGTTGACGTTCGACATCATGTCCGACCCTGTGACCTGAGTTGAGGGAGGTTGCTGTATGGCGATTCATGAGGAATTGAACCCGGATGATGCGGCGCTGCCGTTCATGGCGGCGCGTGCCAACCGTCTGTTGGGGACGGATAATGCGGCGCGTACCGCTGGTGTGATCGTCGTGCCTAACCGTGACGGCACGGATACCGTGTTGGGTGTGAATGGCGTCGCCCCGTGGGTGGGGGATACGACGCCGCCAGGCCGTCCGTTGGACATCGAGGCGACGAGCCACTTGGGTACGGCCCTTATCCGTTGGGATGGTGCCCTTGAGGGTGGAATCCCGGAGGATTTCCGCTGCGTTCAGGTGTGGGCGAGACCGGCAGATGACGTCGAGGCTGTGAAGACGCTTGTGGGTGTGCTTTCGTCGGCGGGTGAGGTGAACACGGGCGTGTTCGACGCAGGCACCGTGCTGGATGTGTGGGCGACCGCGTTGGATGATGCGCATGATAGGGATGGTGCGCCGGCCTATAACGAATCCGAAGAATCCGAACATGTGCAGGTGGAGATTCTGCCCATCGTCTCGCAGCAGGAGTTTGACGAGGCTGCCGAGAACATCCTCGCGGCTGCTGACGAGTCTGTGAAGGCGCAGATCGAGCAGGTCAACAAGAACATTGCTGACACGTCCGACCGGATTGACACGAAGGCCGACGAGATTCTCGCGGCGGCCGCTGCGGATGCGACGAGCAAGGCGGATGCGGTTGATAAGAAGCTGGCCGAGACGAACGGGAAGGTGCAGGCGAACGCCGACGCCATTGAAGCGGAGGCGAAGAAGTTCACCGACTACGCGTCGGCGAACGATACGAAGATGGGCGAGGTCGATAAGGACATCGCGAACGCGAAGCAGGGTTTGACCGACCTGTCCGAGGCGACGTCGAAGGCCCAATTGGATGCGGACAAGGCGAACCGTGCGGTCGAATTGGCGCGTCGTGACGCGCAGGAGCTGCTGTTCAACGGCGGGTTCGAGGACGGCCAGGATGGGTGGAGGACGAACATCGCCGGTGCCGCGTTCACGCAGCAGTCGCCATGGTCGCGTTCCGGCGGCAGGCGAGCCTATCTGAACGGTTCGCTCGGCGCGTCCGAACTGGTGAGCCTGAAGCCGATCGCGGTGACGACAGGCCACCGGTATCGTTTCGACGCTTGGTACAAGCTGATGACCGCACTGTCCGGCGCCGGAGATGCCGGCGGTTTGAGATTGCAGTACACGGGCGACGTGACCGTGACCGATTCGACCGTATGGGCCAATTTCACGCCGGAAGCGGACTTCGTGTATACGGGCGACAAGTGGACATCAGCATCGCAGACGGTGCTTATCGGCGACGGTATGCGCTGGATTCGTGCCCGTATCGCGTTCCCACAGCCTGTGGACGCGTATGTGGACGACGCATCGATCATCGACTACACGCACATCTGGGAGCTTGAGCAGGCCGCCAAAAGCGCTCAGGACACGTCGGATGCAGCCAAGAAGGCAGCCGAGAACGCGGGCGATGCTGCGGCGTTGGCGAAGGCGACGGCGGACGGCAAGAACGCCATCTACCGTGCCACGACCGACCCGGCGGCGGATGCGGACGTGGCGGCGAAACTGACCGCCGGCGACCTGTGGTGGCAGACATCCTTGCCGAATCTGGAAACCTACTGGACAGGTGAGCCGAACAACAGTCCTTCAGTGCTCGTGGACCATTCGAATGAGATCGAGCACATGTGGGTGTGGGACGGCACGAAGTGGAACTCGCACACTCTGTATGCCGAGGATTTGCTGGTGAACGGTTCCATCGTGACGGAACTGCTCGCCGCCGACTGTGTTGAGGCGCGCAACATCAAGGCGGGTGCGGTCGAAGCGGACGCGATAGACGCCACCGCCCTGTACGGCAAGACCATCAAGGGCGGCGTGTTCCTCACCTCGAACGAACGGCTTGTCGTCAACAACGAAGGCATCCTGCTCAAGGGCGCTGGCGGGAATGCGACGATCACGATGAACGCGGCGAACGGCAGCGCCACATTCCGTGATGTGCTCATCGACGGCGGTTCGTTGACGACGCCGAGCATCACGACGGGTGACATCGACGCGTCCAGGATCCACGGTTCGACGGTGACGGGCGGCACGGTGCAGACCGTGAACGACGCGAACCGTGGCATCAAGCTCACGGGCGGTAACCTCGACATCTACCGGGCCGACCAGAAGCGTTTCCTGCGCGCCAACGAGGACGGCATCAGTGTTTCCGACGGCACGAAGAACGTGCTCACGTTCGCCCCAATCGATGGAGTATGGACGTTGAGCCTGGACGGAGCCATCCAGTCGGGCGGCGAAATCTCGGGTGCGGCCATCACGGGCGGCGTCATCCGCACGAACACCGAGTGGCAGTCCAGTGAGGCCGCGAAGAAATACCGTGGTCTGGTCATCACCGACGGTGGCATGTTCGCGTATAAGAACAATGGCAAAGAGGAATACTCGATGGCGTTCGACGCGGCCACCGGCGAGTTGACGCTCGATGGGGCTGTCTCAACAAATGCCGTGTTCAATGCGCCGACCATTTCGGCCGGTGAGATGGTCGGTACGAACATCTATACGAGCACGGACGCGGGCAACCGGGTGAGCATCACGTCTACAGGGTTGACGGTCACGCATGGCGGTCAGACGGTCATCAGTTTCGCGGCTGACGGTGCCGTGGATTTGGGTACGTCGGGTATCGCGTCGGACAGTCGTGTCTCCGACCTGACCGACGAGGTGCATGATTCGTATACGCCGCTCGCCACGTTCACGCAGACGGCCGACGCATTGGGTGAATCCGTCACGAATGTGCAGACGCAGGTAGGGGCGACCACGGACCGGTTGGACGAGGAGATCAACGCACGGAAACAGTACATGCAGTTCGACCCGGACACGGGGTTGACCATCGGCGACCTGACGAACACGGACGCGTACAGCGTGCAATTGACCTCGACGGCGATGCAATTCCGTGCGGGCAACACCGTCGCCGCCTACGTGTCGAACGACAGGTTGTACATCAACAACGCGGAAATCGTGAACACGTTACGTATCGGTAATTTCGCGTTCCTGCCACGTGACAACGGGCACATGAGCCTGCAATACGTCGGCGGCAGCGCAACGGTTCAGGAGGCATGACATGGCTGAGAGCCTGGGTAACATCGTCAATAATTGGCGCGTGCGAAACAAATCGACCGTGACCGCAACGGAAAACGGCCGTGTGCGAATCAAGACGGAATGCTTCATCAATTCCGCGAACGGATACTGGTTCTCAGGGTTGAGCGTGCATGGCGGCGCGGCGGTGAACGGGCAGTGGAGCACGGTCGATCAGACGAATGTGAGCATCGCGCAGAACTCAGGCGTGGGCTTGGTGGCGAAAGAAATCTGGGTTAATCGCACCAAGGCGACGCAAAGCGTTCTGTGTACCGCGGAGGCCCGAGTCAGCGGGTTCGCGGCAGGCACGTCGAGAAGCGACTTGCGTATCAGCGTGCCGCCATTGCCCTCGCACACTGTCTCGTATAACGCGAATGGCGGCAGTGGGGCTCCCGGCAGTCAGACGAAATGGTGGGGTGAGGTCCTCACCTTGTCGAGCACGAGGCCCACGCGCGCGAACCATACGTTCCTCGGGTGGGCGACGAGTGCGGACGGTGCGGTCATCTACCAGCCGGGCGGCCGGTACGGTGCGGACAACAACAACACGTTGTACGCGAAATGGAAGCTCAACGCGCAACCACCTACCATCCAATCATTCACCGCGCAACGTGTGAACGAGGCTGGCGATATGTCTGAATCCGGCACGCGCGTGAAATTGTACGTCACATGGAAATGCGACACATCCGGTGACAGTGCGAACACAGTGCAGTCGGTGACGATCGCGGTACAGGACGGTGGCACATGGAAAGAGACGCCGGTCACCGCGAGCGGCGCCACAGGCACGGGCACAGTCACCCTGACTGATTTGTCAGCGGACTCCTCATGGCGGTTCCGTGTGGTCGTGAAAGACAAGTACGGGACCGTGAACGCGTACACGACGGTAGGCCCGCAACGCTTCCTGCTTGACTTCTCGGCGGGCGGCAAAGGCATCGGCATCGGCGTCGGCGCCCCCACGGCGGGTGTCGCCATCGCGGGAATGCCGGTCAGTATCAACGGGTGCAACGTGCCGCGCATGTTCAAGGGCACGAAGGTCGTCACCCCGTCCGCGTCGTCCAATCGTCATGACTTGTTCACGGCGGAGCAGTGGGCGGCGATCGTCGGCGAGAACATCGACGCATCGACTGCGGTCGTGTTCGTCGCCAACGGCGACCTGAGAGCGAACAACATCGCGTTGACAGGTGCGGGCTGGAATCAGGACGACAAACGCTGGTATGTGTTCTGCTCCGCCTCAACCGGCACAACGTTCCGTGTCAACTACATGATCTTCATCTAAGGAGGCAGCATGACAGAAATACCAGCAGAGCAGCTGATCACGGCGCTACGTGAGCAGAACGCGCAGCTCGCATATCAGGTCGCGGTATTGACCGCGCAGGCACGCGTCCTACAGGCCCGACTAGGCGAGGAGGCGACTCATGAGTGAATTGCGTAATCTGCATCCGGACCCCCACGCGCGCAAAAAGTGCGCTTGTTGGGAGGGTGTGGCGACGGAGAACGGCGACAATTGGCGGTACGAGCTGGCCGAGGGTGCGAGTAATGGTACGGCGTTCGCATGGCAGGGCATGACCAATACCGAGTTGGCGGGCCGTGTGTTGTACGCGCGTGTCATCAGCGACAATCCGAACGTGCTCGACCGGTTGACGGTCGAGAATGGCACGCTGCTCGTCCGTAGGGATGGCTGGGTGGCGGCGCGCGTCGCTGACGGGAATAACAGCAGCCATACGCTGCCGCTCGTCTACGGCCCGTTCGTGCTGATGGAACGCGGCGTGTACACGCCGGAGGATTGGGAAAGGCTGTACGACATGGTGCAGAACGGCACGCTGAAATATCCTGAGCTGCAACGTCCGTGGTTCGCGGGCGACACCTTCCCCACCACGGGGGGGGGGCTTAGCTTCCTAGGCTTCTATCCACACCACCTCGAACTGGTGGTGGTGGCATGAGCGCGGAGAAACTGTTGTTGACGGGGGCGGATTGGGTAAACCACGTGCTGACGCCATCCCCGAACCTGACCATATCTTTCGGTCAGCAGGTGACGATCCCATGCGACTGGACTCCGTGCCCCCTCGAAGCGGGTACGCCGGTGAGCCTATGGATCCGGGCCGATGTGACCGATCCCATCGACGGCAACAACTACAGGGTGCAATGGACTGCCCACAAGTATGCGGGCACGCAGGATGTGACCGCGGCACGCATCATGGCAGGTATGCGCATCGACTGGATCGCGCAGGAGAACCTCGACGCCCCGAGACTCTCGCTGAGAGTACTCAATTCCGCACCGGCGATGATTGTGCGCGAGATCGCGCTCATGCGCTCGGACAACATGACCGCCGCGTTCGACATGGCACCGTTCGAGGAGTGGTACGGGAAGGCGTAGCCGCGTCCCATTGAAAGGTGGCCGCATGAGCGGCATCGCGGCGTCTCGGAACATGCACCCGCCAGTCGTCATACCATAACCAATCATCGAGGGGAGGTGAACATTTTTTGAATCTGTTGAGTGCGGAGGCTATCACCGCTCTCGCTGGCGTCGCCACCGGGTTGGGGGTGTCCGGCATCATCAGCTGGCTGTTGGGCCGCTACGACAAACGCCATCCGGCCGTGGACATGAACAAGATCGCCGAAAAACTCGACGGCCTCAACGCGGCCGTGGTCGAGCTTGCCTATCTGCGCATCAGGGAACGGCACGAGAGCGCCATGCGGCACGGCTGGTTGCACCCGAACGAAAAGCACGTGCTGGAACGTCTCTACACCGCCTACCATTCGATCGGCGGCAACGGTACCGGCACTGAAATGATCGAGGAGATTCGACGCCTACCATCGGTGCCGCCCGGCGGGGACGCGACCAGCCGCATGTGCGACGAAACCAACGAAGGCGACTACTAACCGCCATCAACAAGCCATAAGGCCACAGCACCACGCTGTGGCCTTTTTCATATCAGAAAGGAGCGCATGTTGATATCCATCAGACAGGACATTGTCAACGATGGGCACGGCCCACTCAATCCATCCATGCTAGCCGTGCATTCCACAGCGAATCCCGGCGCCACAGCCCGAAATCATCGCGACCTGTGGTCGCGCGGATACGACTATGCGGTGCACTACACGTCCGACTGGCGCGAGGCGTATCACACGGTGCCCGACAACCGCCTGTGTTGGCAGGTCGGCAACGGCAACGCGACGTGCGTCGGCATCGAAATCTGCGAAGCCACAAACAAAGCCGACTTCGACCGTGGTATCCAGATCGCAGCCGACGTGTGCGCGCAGATACTCAAAGCACACGGATGGGGTGTGGATCGGATGCATCCCCACCAGTGGTTCAGCCAAGTGTACGGTGGCAGCGACCATACCGACCCGTTCCCGTACTTCAACCGTTTCGGCTACAGCTGGAATGCTTTCGTCCGACTCGTCCAGGACAAGATGAACAACAAGCCCACCGCCGCACAGACGGTGGCGCAACTCAAAAAGGAGAACAAGAACATGCATGTCATCTTCCGCAAGAAGGGCACTCAGGAACTCTACGTGGCCGACATGGCCGCCGGCCAGTACCGTCACATCCCGTCCATGAACGTGCTCAAGACCATGAAATACGTCTACTCGAAGACCGGTGAGCAGTGCAAGACGTGGGCGCAGTGCGTCGGCGCCAAGGAGGAATACGGTGACGTCTCCCCGGCCGACATGGCCGCGTTCGGCGTCCTCGTCAAGGACGCCAAGTGAGGGGAGATCATCATGACCGATGAGCATATGAGCGACGACGACCTCGACCGTATGTACATGGACACGGACCAGCCACTGCCCGACAGTATTCCGCATGAGGAGCCGTATACGCCAGTGTTCGACCCGGCCGTGCGCACCGCCGTGTATGTGGTGTGCGCCATCGCCGGCGTCATCCTCACCGTCGCAGCTCCCGTCGCCATCGAAGCGGGTGCGGCGAAATGGGTGACGATCCTGCTGTCGTCGCTGGCCGGCGCGATTCCGACCGTGGCAGCGGCGTTCGGTGTCGCATACAATCCGAACCGCAAGTTGTGA